GTTCGCTCGGCATCACGGGCTGTTGATGCATCGTCCGCTCAGCAGGAGGAGGCACTCATGTTGGCCGCTGGGGTCGTGATTGTTGAGGACGTGGCAACGGCCCTGGCTTGGATTGCCTCAAAAAAGTAAAAAAATTGAAATCAGAATCGGTAGGTTGATGAAGGTGCGAAGGGGTCGGCCAGCCAGAAAGGCTGTGTGGGACTAACGGACGTGTCAACAAATAGTATCCTGGTAGGTGACCCATATTGGTCTAGCCGAGACGGGAGTGGACAAGGACACGACAGTTCGAGGCGTGGTAGGGGCTTCGGACAGGGGGCAGTGGCGGGCACTGCTATGATCGATTTTTCCGTATTAAGCGGCAGGGAATTTGGCCAGGACGGCCTCTCTATTGGCTGCGTCTGGCTCGATATACCACTTCTTCTTGCTCGGATCCCAGCGGGCACCCATACCCTTTGCCTCGTCCTTGCGAACATAGGGAACGTCCAGATAGAGGTGTTTTTGTCTTGGGGCTGCGGTCCGTTGTGTGCTGCCACTGTAGGGGCAGTGCTCGAGACCGATCGCCAGGTTTGCCAAGCGGTCGGCACCGTCATTGCCCAGTGAATGGACGTCCGTCTTCTCCGTGTGGGCCATGATGTGGACAAACTGGACGTTCGGTTTATCATTGTAGGCCTCATAAATGGCTTTTACAAGATCGCGGTTGGGGATGGCGGGCCAGCCGGCCTTGGCCTGCTTTGCACCGTAGGTTGTTGCACAGCGGATCGCGTATTCACTATCTGAGACCACGGCTATACGCTTCCCCTCCTTGATGTCAGGCTCGATCAGCTTGTAGAGATGGTGGATTGCTCCCAATTCGGCCGTATTGTTGGTCTGTTTCCCTTCGACGCGCTGGCTGACATTTCGCGGGTCATCTTCGCCGAAGTAGATGCCGATGCCTGCCGCGGCGTGTCGACTGCCGTTATTGGAGCAGGAGCCGTCGGTGTAGACGTAGTAGTCAGGGACGAAGGTGCTAGCCTCGATCTCTACGATGGCTTTTGTTGAGGGTTTGGCGGCTTTTGTCTGCTTCGGCTCTTTGGCTGTCTGTTTCGACGCCGGTTTCATCAAGAGCGTGCTCTGGATCAAGAACATCTCGGCATCCTCTCTGTTATCGAATTTCTTGTAGACGGAGCCACTGAACCCCTCTGTCAGGTCTCTACACTCGGGCCATGTGTTGACAATGGCCTGAGTCTTTCCATGAGCTATAGCATAAAATGACATCTGCTATTCGGCCTATATTATAGGGCGAATATCAAATTTGTCTGTAGAACTGCTGTATTGGCAAAGCGTTTTGCTGCAGGGGTGGGTTGGTGAAATGTCAGTGATGCAGAACAAAAAATTGCCTGGATGAGCGGATCGTAGAATACTCGCAAAGGAGAGATGAAGATCGGCGAAGTGCTACAACGTATGTTTGCTATTGCTAGTATAAGAAGCAAGGCTGATCTGGATAGATGGTGCGGTGCCGCAGGTAGAGAGAGATTATATGAGCAGGTCGCGGCATTCGCTCCAGAACATTGGGCAAGCATAAAGCATCCCAGAGCGTCCGTTCGTGCTGAATATGAACGGCTTCTACCAGGCTATACACACTATAAAGGGAGGACTTAATACAAAAACCACCGCATCTATTATAATGAACTCTACCAGAGCGATCGATGCCTGGTGCAAGAAGGCCACCGCCCTAGAGAAGCAGCTGGGTCACTGTGCGGAGGATTACAGTGCGATTGTGGAGGACTACGAGGAGATGCGGAACAAGACCTCCGATCTGAATAAGGCGGCGGGTGACGAGGCTAAGGAGAAGATTGATGAGGTTTTTTCCAAGGTGTTTGACGCACATAAGCGGCTGTGTGCCGTGCGTGCTGGGGGCACCCGTCGTCGTCGTGGTGGGGCTGCTGCACGGCGGGGGGCCACACGCCGCAGGCGTAGTGTATAATCTAGCTCTTTTCTAGAGAGTGATGTCTTTGTTTACAAGAAAGGCATCAAGACCATTAACAACGGCCCCCCGACCAGAGGAGATTACTGCTACGCGTCTCTCATACGGCAGATCCAGTGAAGATGCGACTGCTGAACGTGCCGATGCGAGTATTGCCTCCACAGCAGCCGCTGTGGGTGTGGGTGCCATCTGGGCAACGACTGCTGGAATGAGTGCTGCCCATCTTGCGGCAGCAAGTGCAGCTGGTGCGGCTATTGCCGTGCCACCGCTGGCTCCCGCTGCCCTTGGCGTGATGGTAGCGTGTATCTTTGTTATGCGGCAGAGGGGGCTGAACAAGGAGCTCCTCTCCAATCTCTATTTCATCAAGATGGAGGTGGAACGGATGTCCAGAATACACAACGTTGTTAAGGAGATTGCCAAGGAACATCACATCAACCTGAATACGGCCAGTCTCTCCTTAGTTATGGTAGCTCTGCAGAAGAAGATTCTTCTCTTTGCCGACGAGAAGACCAAGCGGGATATTGAACAGCTGGAGACGTTTTTGAAGCGCGACGAAATGACGGAGGCGAAAAAGCTAACGGAGGTGGCGGATGATCAGGCCGATAGCTTGATGAGAGCATATAGTGAAACGATTGATACGGATCGCATGACCGGTGGGGCCTGGTTGCCCACGGGTTGGTCCAGTCGATGGCTCAGTCCCGATGAGACCCTGCGTCAGATTATCCGCGACATCACTATTGCCAACGTCTGGTTCAGCATAATGCTTGGCGAGTTCGATCTCTTTATGCGGTTCGTTGACGAGAAGACCGACGAGTGGAAACGTTCTAAGGCGATGAGAGAGCTGCTGCTAGCTAATCGGCAGCTCGGTACGACCACTGCTGTCAATCGATCAACGGATCCGGATTTTGATCTGTTCTATAGCACACTGGACATGAAAGAGGCGGCCACCTCTATCAAGCAGGTGATACTGACTCTGCGAGAGCCTGCTGCTGGTGGCAGCAGCAAGATTCGACAGACACGCCGCCGTGCACGAGCGGCAAATAATATCCGGTCCAATTAGAGATGCCCTATACCGTGGTCTACGGTATGTCCGCAGATGATCTGGACAAAAAGGTCAGTGCGAAACTGACCGACGGCTGGAAGCCGGTTGGGACGCTCACTATACACGGGACAAGTGAGTTCTATCAACCGATGCTCAAAGGAGGTGGTCGTGCGTCTACGCGGCGACGGGGCAAGCGGCGGCAGACAAGACGTCAGGCCACTCGCTCGAGAAGATAGTCACTATTCTAACATATTCACCTATAGGGATTATTAATCTCTTAGGCGAATCTGATAATGAACTCACGGCCGTGCCGAATTTACTGGCCCAATAATCTGATTGGAGAAGAGGGCGTAGATCGTCGGTATGATCAAGTTGAGCAGAAGGAGCCCCACTTTTATGATCGACGGGCCATTGATCTTAATCCCGTAGAAATTCAGACCCAGTTCGTGATAGAGAGCGTATTTCTCTATTGCTGTCATCTCCTCCGCATTGTAGAGGTCGTGCTTGTAGAGATACGGTACAACCTTATTGTCCATGTCGTTCAGGCGGCAGATCTTATACGTATACCAGCCCAGGCCCAGCGATTTTACTAATATACCCGCAATATCACTGTATCTACGGTTCAATACGATGTTAAACAGATCAATCGGGATGTGATACGTCAGAATTATGAAGCCCATCAGAACTATGAAGTTCCAATTTCTACCAAAGACCTTAATCGCCTTGTGGTGGAGCTTATACGACGCATAGAAGTCAGAAAGTGCTGGACGATTTCGTTTCAGGGCTTTCAACCAGTCGTTGATACTCTGTGCCCGCTGTGCTAGCTTGATAGAGATGAAGTAGTAGAGGAGAGAACTAGTTGAAAAATAGAGATACCACGCGGCCGACATATAGACGTTACCGACCTGGATCAGTGCGTTGTTAGCGTTGTGAACGCTGAATTGGAGAAAGGCGTCGTATAGCCAATAGGCCATAAATAGAGCATAGAAGCCGATACTCACGTATTCGTCTGTGCGGCTCACAGCAACGTGTTCGAAACAGCTGTTGTTGGCCCAATCCATGTAGATATAGGAGAGGTAGCCATAGACAATAGAGCCCGTGGCTAGATCGATGCTGTAGATCTCTTGTTGCTGTGGATAGTAGTTCGGGTAATAGAGTGGAGAGAATACAGCACATGCCGTGCCGACGAGTGCAAGCAGCGGAACGGCTTTGTAAGGCGATTTGATTAAGGGGATCGCCGTAGCGGTAAACATATTGGTTATGCGGTTTTCGCACGTTGGTATTAGAGGCTCTATCATCTAGAGCCGCCTCTACTATACAAAAATAAATGCTATGGTTGCTATGGCACTCATTTTGGTATTAACGGGGTGTTAAGATCGGGTTTTTCTTGTCGATCTGGCGGTCCTCTGCCGGCGTCTTGTCCTGCTGCCGCGGCGGCTCCCTCCAGAGTTGGCCAACCCATTGCGGCGGCGGCGGATAGCTGCCTGGATATGGCTCGGTGGTCTGTTCATCCCAGCGTAGGCCCTGATCAGGTTCGCTGGCAGAGAGTTGGCCGTCTGATTGGTCCGCTGTTCAAAGACGTTGCGTAATGCCTGGTTCTTCGCGTGCTTCCCCAGTGTGTGTGCAAGAGGGAGTTCAGACCGGTCTATCTCGACAAACCTGTATGAGCCGCCATACCAGCTTGCCGGTACGTCCAGTTCCAGATCCTGATCCTCATAGAGATCGTAACCACCCTCGGGCTTTGCTGTTAGGAGGTTCCCCAATCTGTAGACTGGATGCGGGTCACCAGGGATGATCGCAAGCAGTCTGCCACCGTCTACTGGCCCAGAACGCTCTTGATCTGGATGGGGAAGAAGATCGTTTGGGGCGGGCAGATATCCATCTGAACGTGTTGAACGCCAGAGCCCTGGTCTCAACTTGTAGAACGTACCGATTTCACTCATCTCTGTATTGGGGGTGGGATTTTATCTACCGTATATGAGCAGCACGTTTTGTTTTGCGAACACCTCTATTGGCACGTCTGCTTCTGCTGTGGCCACCCGTCTGCATAACCCTCTTGATCTCCGCGGCACAGTCAGCGTAGACAGCCTCACATCTGCCAGTGCAATCCGCAATAATCTTACGAAGACTGACCACGAGGGGTTTCGTCTTCTCTGACTTTGCGACCGAGAGGAGCTTGATCACCAAATAGAGGTAGCCCAGGCCCTCGTCCAGGAGGCCGTCTGGATCTCTTACGGTAGATCCTAGTGTATTGATCCGCAGCTTGAGCTCCTTTGAGGATTTCTCAAAGTCGATCAGCTTCACACTCAGATCCTGTTCGATCATCACGTTCTCTGCCGAAAGATCGCCGTGGACCAGGCCGACCGCCCACATGGTCTGAAGGGCCAGTGTGAAATTCAGAAGGATGGTCAACACCGTTTTCAGTGGCGGAGGGCTATCTGCTGCCTCATTGATATAATCGAAAAACGTTCTGCCCTCTACAAACTCCATTATCAGGTAGTAGAATCCCTCGGTAGCGCTGCCCGAATCAATAATGGCTGGGAAGAATCTGCTGTAGGTTGCTGCGGGTGTAGCGGCCGCCAGTGCACTGTAGACCTTGTCCTCGTTCTTCAGCAGGTTGAATTTCGTGGTATCGTTGCGGGCCGCGTGGTTCCCCAATTTCAAGACGAATTTCATCCCCTCCTTCTCGAAGATACAGACGCTTCTCGGGCGGTCGTCGCTGATAATTCTGTCATAGTCGAAGAGGCCGTCCTTGATCAGGATCTGTTTCATCTCATCGTAGCTGACGATAGGACGGCGTTCAGGCGTCTTTATACGCAGACCTGACATTGGGCTGCTGGCACTGCTGGCGCTGCTGGCGCTACCCAAAGATCCCATGCTATTGGTGTTGGCAGGGACTGGCGAATTCACACGTTGATCCATCTAATTGGAGCGGCGAATTAAGCTCAGAATTTGTGGTCTTGGCCGTCAAGGTGGCACCAGGGCTCTACAGAACGGACACTGTGGCTTGCTAGAGACTATGCGTCGCCAGCAGCGGATACAGAGTTGGTGTCCGCAGAAGATACTGACCGACTGGGGCCTTTCGGCACAGATAACACACTGCTCCTCCGTCACGATCAGATTCAGCAGGCCCAGACCACCGCGACAGTCCTCTGAGCAGAGACCCGCGTTGATCCTATAGAGCCACTGCGGCATGGAATTATTACAGAATTGATAGTTCTTACATGGGCGGGGTGGACAGTTATAGGGACAGACCACAGGGCAGAAGTAACCCTGATGGGGACAGATACACGTCACTTCATTAGCACACGTACACGGATGATCGCAGACGGCTAGGCATGTGCCGTCACCAGAGCACGGCGGCTTCTCGAAATCCAGACCCTTACAGCAGCAGAAAAAGTGGTATTTGTGGTCCAGTATCATTGAGAATTGCGTCTCCACAAAGGCCGTTGTCTGATCTTCGAATTCGTCCCAGCTCAGGGCAGCCTCTTCAAACGTCGACCAGAAATTCATGATGACGCTGTCCAGATTGAGCCCTAGCATCTCCAGGATCTGATTCGTTTCAGGGTTCGCGGGATAGTATCTGGTGTAGACCTCTGCATAGATTCTGCCGAACATCTGACTGTGTGCCAGATACGGGTAGTCCTCTGCGGCCATGGTCCGTAGGTTTGTCTGGACCCGTTTTATCAGAGCCTCTTTGAAGGCGTGGTATTTACACGACATTAGTGCCTGGTCTGCTTATTGTGTGCTCGCTTTATCCCCAGTGCTTGCGAACTCGGTGCGGCTGGCTGCGAACCAGCCTCTGCTTAATTCTGGTCCATAGGTGCTGCTGAATTCGACGTAGAGACGGATGGTTGTGTCTGGTGGCAGGGTTGCTAACATCTGTATGGCCTCCTGAATCTGCGTGTAGCTCAGGACGGGCTCCTGCTCTATATGATAGAGGGTCTGTTCGGATCTGGTAAAAGAGATACCATAGATCCGACCACTGGTGTCAGGATAGATCCCCATTTGAGGCTATTTCTTAGTGCGACCTTAGGCCGATTGCCATTTTAAGGAATTTAGACTGTGACAAACTTGAAATTAGGAAAAAGTTGAAATCACAATCATCCTTGATCTGACTAATCACCCGCGACCGAAGCAGAGACCAAGGAGACACGAACCAGCGCCAAGTTTTGCCCAAAGAAGGCATCATGTCGCTCATTCCGATCGCAACCAAGGTCAAGTCCGTCGACGAGTCGCTCGAGGCGATCGTCCTCACGGACAACAAGGTCATCGTGACCAAGGGGTTCGCCACGGGGCAGGTCCTGGCGATGGCCGACTGGCAGATCCTCTCGGGCGGGCGCCTGCCGCTGACGCGGGCCTCCACCGCCGCCGTGCCCTTCGTGGGCCGCGCGGACGCCGACGCGAGCAGCGGCGGGTTCGGCGGCCCGGAGGTCGAGGAGCAGGCGGCCGAGCGGAGCACGACGGCGTCGCCCGCCGACACGCTGCTCGACGAGCCCGAGTCGGACGCGGAGGAGGAGTGGCCCGCCGCGTGGCCCGCCGCGTGGAAGCAGCCCGCGGCGGACGACTGGGTGGCGTTCGAGGCGCGGCGGGAGGAGGCGGAGCGGCGGGCGCGCGCGGCCGAGATGGAGCTCGAGGCGGAGGCCGCGGAGGCCGCGGAGGAGGCCGCGGAGGGGTGGGGCGTCGAGACGGCCTGCAGCGGCTCGTGCGTCGCGCCCGCGGCCGCCGACGAGCGCCGCAAGGCGGAGGCGTGGGACTCCTGGCTGGAGGAGGCGCGGGCGGCCGAGATGGAGGAGGTGGGCTGCCGCACGTGCGAGTTCCTGATCTGCCGCTGCGCCGAGGACGTGGCCGCGGGCGACGAGGAGGACACGGACGCGAAGCAGAGCCGCGTCATGGACGAGCTCGCCCTCATCGACGTCGCCGCGCAGGAGCTCGAGAAGGAGACGCGCGCCTCGTGGGAGCACGTGATGGGCCAGCTCGCCCTCATCGCCGACGCCGCGCGCAGGGGCGACAAGGTCGTCCGCCTGGTGCTGTAGAGGCGCGCGCGGCCGCGCGCGCCTCGGGCAAAAAACGTAGAAAAAGGAAAGGGGTCAAAACTTAGGCAAAAAAAGGAAAGGGGTCAAAACTTAGGCAAAAAAGGAAAGGGGTCAAAACTTAGGCAAAAAGGAGAGGGGTAGGTTTTTTCGTTACCACCTTTTGCCGCAATGTGACGAGCAGTTGCCGCCACAATAGTCGTCCTGCTTGAAGTTAGGCTCACTGCGGCAGCAGGCAGCGTCATGGTTGTCCTTGGCTCCTGGCAGCTTTTCACCCGTGATCGGATCGTAATACTGACCACAGAATTTCTTGCCGCAGCCCCAGCACCACGATCGGCCACAACCCTGGCCCTTCTGAAAGCCCTGCTTCGAATCCAGGCCACACGCAAAGATGTAGTTGCACGCAGCGTCCTTCAGGGCCCAGCGTTCGCAGTGCGGGCACTGCTTTGCGTCGTCAGACATTACTGGGTATTGGTGTGGTGGCTTTAACTTGGTTGGCACCTAAGTGGGTCTTCGGTATAGTTGTATACAATGAAGGCAGCGGAGTATGTCTATCTGTTTGTAGTAGACGGTGCGGAATGGGAGGATATTGTTGTGTTTTTATCTGAAGAGGAGGCGATCGCTAAATCTAAAAAGCACCCCAAGGTCCGCCTAGAGATATTTAAGGTGGGGAAGGAGGGCGGTTATCGCCCAACGTATAACTATTATCTGGACGGCGTCTATGTCAAAACTGGCTTGCCTACGGAAAATTAACCGGTAATAATAGAGATGGTACGATCTACTAGACGTCGCCAGCGTGGTGGATTCGTGACAGAGCTCTGGGATCACACTACGTGTAAGGCTGTTATTGAGCTTTCGCGGCTGAGAGTGGCTCCTGAGATCAAGCGAAATTGGCACGAGTCTATTGTAGCTATTGCCCAAGCAATGCGGGTTTCGCCCGAAGAGCTCTATAACAACGTGTTTCCCGATGACGTTGTCACTCGAATTGGCGGTAAGTGGGCAGCAGAGCAATTACGTACACGTTACAAAGTCGGTGCGCTGATCGCTGCTGAGAAGGCACGCGGCCCCAGTGGGCCTAAGACAATGAAACCCCTTCCCGGCAAGCCTATGAATGCGGCAGCACGGGCGGCTGCGGAAGAGGCACAGATCACCAGGGATCTAGAGGAGGAGGCGGAGGCCGAGCAGTGGAGCGAAGGGGAGGGGCGGATGATAGCTAAGCGGGCGGCCCAGCTAGAGGAAGGGGATTCGCCCTATGCGTCCGAAGAGGCCGAGGGGCACTCGTCTGCTATTGCCAGTCTGGTGCTAGCGGCACGGCGGGGGACTGCGAAGCGAAACGCGCGGCAATTGGCGGAGGCAGTAGAGGGGGAGCGTCGTCGCGTTCGCAATGCTGCGGCCAATAAGCGGTGGACAATGCGTGCCAACAACAATACTGGGGCACGAGGACCTGGTGCCGAGCTGCTGGCGTTGGCCGCAGAACACGGGACCAATGCGAACCTGAAGGCGGTCTACAACGGCGTGCCTGGGAACGCAGCAACAGGCACGTTACTGCCTGGTCGCAATCCTCACTGGCAGAATGAACGTATGCAGTTCACCTACAAACGCGGTGGGCCACGTGGGGCCAATTGGGAGGCACCTGCCGCCCCGCACCCCGATGACTACCTCATGGGTGATGCTAAAAAGGAGATAATGGAGCAGGTCTATGAGGAGTTCCCTATCAGTGGACCCAACAAGAAGCTCCCTGAGCGTGCGTTGTATGATAAGATCATGAAGGCTCTAGGGCGGGTTCGGTATGAGAAGGGCTACGAAGACCCTGAGACTCATCAGCCCCGCCTGGATCTCTACGATCAGGCGTTGTCGCGGGCCGCGGCCTGGCGTCGTGCCGGTCGCGTGGACGCGGAGCACAACGCGTAACGGAAAAAGGGGATCGTTATTGCGAAACCGCTTCTTTTGACCGGTGATGTCTGCAGCCATCATCGATCAACAGTAGCTTGACCGCCTACCGCACGTGGGATATTTATTAGTTTACGCCGCCCTTCCCAGGACGGCCCGTAGATGACGACTGACGCTCATTGTGGGTCCGGTTAGTCTCTCTTTCGCTGCGACTATGAAGAACTGGGTCGTCGAGACTTCAATTTTTTCCGTTTTTGGGCTTCGGCTGGGTCAAACCCCTGTTTACTAAGTCAAATGCTCAATGAAGCAGTGGGCAGCTGACTTAGGGTAACGGAAAAAGTGGCATCGTTATTGCAATGCCGCTCCTTCAACCCCCTGTGTCTGCAGCCACTGGGGGTTGCGATAGCTTGACCGCCTACCGCACGTGGGATATTTGTTAGTTTACGCCGCCCTTCCCAGGACGGCCCATCGATGACGACTGTTGCTCATTCGGGCCTGTTAGTCTGTGTCTCTCTTTCGCTGCGACTATGAAGGAATGGGGGCCAGATGACTTCAATTTTTTCCGTTTTGGGTTATGCCACAGGGCGATCAGCATACATCGACTTGTAGGCGCGGAGTGTGTCCATCATACGTCTTCCCGTGCAGCGGACAATTGCCACCCCCAAAACACCGTTCTTGTAGCAGACCGTCTTGCGTAATCCATCCACCGCACCCCAACCCAGATCCGCACCGGTGATATCTCTATCGAAATCCAGGACTTTCCATTCACGGCGATATCCCTGCCACGTTCCGTCTGGAAGACGATGCGGTTCGGCCGTTGCAAAGGGGTTGTGTCCAGTGCCCTCATCCGCCGCTCTGTTTACCGGATCGTTGCGATAACGAGTCCAGAAGTCAGGCCACGATTCCTTGGTTACCGCGTGAAATGAGGCGGTAAACGTGGGGACTGGACGCATACTACCCGCCACACGGGCAGAGAGTGAGAGATCCGCTGCACAGCCCAGATCCTGAAGAAGACGATTTGCAGCAACCTCGGATAGACCCGCCTCAGGACACAGGGGATGTAGAGCATGATCGGTAGCAGTTGAGCGGACGTGATATTTGGGCTCTGGGCCACACGTCCGTGCATCCAGCTTTCGCTTCTTCCAAGCGTCCTTCAGGAAGGTGGCGTAGTCGATCTGTCCAGCCGATAGCTTGAAGGTTCGCACTGATCCGTAGACACGGATGGGCTGAAATCCCCCATACCGCTGCTCATAGTGGTTGACCCGCTCCTGTGCCTGCGAGACAGTGCTATACTGGATGATGTTGCGGAAGTCGTGCTCGGCGAAGATACGATTGTGGCACGCCCACTCCGTGGATCGCGAAGAGGTCTGGTCGATTACAAAGATCATTGGAATACCGATTGCCTGCCGCCTCCAGTAGTTCTCATTAGACCACTGAATCTTCTCCTTACTGATCTGGGAATTTCTGATCCCCATATCGTCTCCCTTATCAACCACTACAAGGAAGTCGGCCAATTCAGGAAAGGCGGAGATGTTCTCCAGGAACTGATAGATGGCCTTGTTCCTCTTGATCTCCTGCTGCCTACCGCCTAGATCAGAATAGGAGAGTCGCAAGACGATCATGTTACGAGAGGGTTCACGTGCGATGGTTGTGCGAAGATCGGCCACAATCATTCGGCCCTGTGGCGACAAAGTCGGTTGACCACCGTCAATACCCTTATAGAAGAAGGGCGTAGCTTCGAAGACGAGTGCCTCCTCCAGAAAGCGGGCCGGACCACAATAGCCGGCTGGTGGCGTATACTCTACACGTTCGCCCTCATGGATCATCTCATTCATCATCGCCTGGAATTCTTCGTCCTCAACCTCACCACTGAAGAGGACCTCCTCAGGAGTAGCACTATAGAGTATGTTCTTAATACGGGAATTATCACGTACCTCCACCCAGACCCTGCTGAGCATCTGCTTGGCACCAGAACCATGGTCGCACTCGTCAAGGTGGTTTACGATCGTCTTACCTGCGGCCAACTGCTTGTCGCGCCATTCAATATACTCCCGTACCTGTGTGTCGGTCTTTATTGAGAAGACCGTCATATTCTGGTGTCTCAATTCCTCGCGCTGATCATTGTCGGCTACACGGTGCCAGCCAGAGATGAAGGCGTGGGCACGTGGAGAGTTCTCCACAGCATCGCGCATAGCGATGTATTCAACCATCTCACGCTTACCACACTTCACTGGGGCACGCAGGATTATACGACGACATCCAGGATCTTCCACAAGGGGCAGCATCTTATTGCGGACGAATTCCGTCAGATGAGGACGCTCACGTTCAAAGATTGAGACTGGCCAGGGCTTTGGTAGATTAGGCATTTTGTTGTCTATTTGTGTGATCGAGCAAATGCTCAATTTTTCTCTAGCGATACTCGAAAAATTCTGAGGGCATTTAGTTAATCGCGTCACAATTAACAAGTATAACGTATAATTTTTGAGGTGTTTTGATTTTTGAACCTTCATAAGTGATGAGCGGCAAAATATGCTAGCGTTTTTGGGGACATAACGAAAAATTGAATGTAAGCAACGGTGGCTTCAGACTGACGAGCTAAAGAAGCAAGAAAGCAAAGTAGCAACCAAAATGGACAATCTGATCAAGTATCGCAACGACCGCAAGAACGAGGGGGCGTCTGCCGCCGATCTGAAGCTGATCGACGAGCGGATCACGACGCTGCTACGGGCGGCTGAAAAGCCGAAGTGGATTTGTGAGGTCCTGCCAGCACTCGGCATGGCCACAGTGAAGGTGATTGACGGGACCGACTCCATCATGCGTTCGGCCGTGCCCTATGAGGTCTCCGTCAATCTTAGCACCGAGACTGTGGGTGATCTGGCCAAGAAGGCGTGCAGCATGAGCGGCATCGGCTTCCTTGGTGTCAAGCTGGTGAACGGCGGCAAGCACCTTGATGCGGCCTCTTCGCTCAGGAGTACGTGGATCCGCGATGGGTCGCTCGTGGCGATCTGCAACCGCATTGGGTGCGATGGGCACTGTGCTGCGGTGGGGCTGTGCCAGCCGGCCTTTGTGCGCGACGACCCGCAGATGGCGGCACTGCTGGCACTGTGGCAGGCGACGGCGGCAGAGCCACTACCGCGCGAATGGGCCTGTGAGGCTCTGCTGAAGCCAAAGGCAGATCTGCCGATTGCACGGGCACTGCTGCGGGCACTCGAGAGAGTCCCCGCACAGGAGGGTCCGTTTGTCGAGGCGTTGCCTGCGGCTGCTGCTGTGCCTGTAGCTGTGCCTGCTGCTGCTGCTGTGCCTGTAGCTGAGACCCCTGTGCTCAGCGACGAGGATCTTTACGGCTGAGTGTGGTGAAAGTAAAATCATAAAAATAGAAATACGGAGAGTGGCGGGCTTTTTCACGTACAAAAAATATGCGTGGAATGGGATTTGAACCCATGCGACTTGCGTCAGCAGATCTTGAGCCTGCCTCCTTAACCACTCGGACATCCACGCGTTTCATCACTTATGAAGTGATCAAATGCGTTATCTGATTATTATTCCGATACCGGGAGTTGAACCCGGGTCTTAGCCTTGAAAGGGCCGTATGCTAACCGTTACACCATATCGGATTCGAGGGCTTATTAAGCCATCAAATCTAGTATGTAGTCCGTGCGGGTTTCGATCCCTGGTGCTGCTACCAATTGAGCTAACAGACTTTCAGCTGAATCTAGTAGATTCGCCTGAAAGGAGATTTACTAGGGGCGGGATTTGAACCCGCGCGGATTGCTCCATCGGATCTTAAGGCCGACGCCTTAAACCACTCGGCCACCCTAGTTCAGAGAGAGTTGAATCTGTCAGACGGTGGCTCAAATTTTTGGCTATTTCTGCCAAGAAGAGATCCGATGGGCCTGGGTCTTTATATAGGAGATATTTAGAGATGCCCTTTTCGCTTTTCAAGAAGAAGCCCGCGAACAATGGCAATCCCAAGCCGCTGGTGGCTAACGCGATGGCCTCCGCACCTGTAGCTGCTTCGGGTCTCCAGGATACCACTATCCGCCCCATCTGCTTCGGTATCAACCGAAGCGTAGACAAGGCCTCGGCCGGTGCTGTTGGCCCAGAGAAGTTCAAGCGTTATGAGCACACCCTCTACGTGATGGCCCAGCTCAGTCGCATTGTCTACTGCGACACCGGTATCATGTGGCACGTGATCCAGAAGTCCCTCGGTCTCTCCAACGACGTGGTGAACAAGGTGATCACTGCATACGATGCCAAGTATGCCGGTGAGAAGCGGCAGCCGATCAAATCCCAGGCCGGTGATGGAGCCGGTCGCCCCATGGAGTCATATTCACTTGTTCCCGGTAGCGGAGCCAACAAATACGCCACGTATGTCTCCAGCCCTGAGGATATGACCTGTCTCTTCATCTCCGCCGCCAAGGTGCGGGCAAATCCCAACAGCATCCTGAAGGCGAGTGATGTGATCGTCTCCTTCAAGGGCTCCAGCACAGCCGACAATTTCAAGCACGATCTGATGTCGCAGTTCACCGCGGCGGATCTTGGTGCGTTGCTGCGGCCTATTGGAGTCACGGTGGCAGGGGCCGAGAACAATGTGACGGGTTCGTTTGTCAAGCCCCTGGTCAATGCCTGGTCGGCCCTGTCTAAAGCTCTCGGTGAGCACTTCAAGGCACCTGGTGGCCGCCTTTTCCTGACCGGCCACTCGCTTGGTGGTGCCTACTGCACCCTCTTCGGTTTCATCCTGGCCGAGGCCAAGGCCTCTGGGCACCCACTCATGGCCAACGTTGCCAGCATTCACATCATCTCATTCGGTGCCCCCACCATTATGGGTGACAATGCCCGTAACACCTTCAATCGTCACCTGGACACCGGTCTGGTCACAGTGGATCGCGTGGTCTCGCAGAAGATTGCCGCTGTTTCCGCGGCTACACAGCTCCTGGTTGGCGGACCGGTTGGGCCCAACAACGTGATCCCCACGATCCCTGCCCGCTTTTCGCACCCTGGATACCGTCCCCTGGCCACCGAGCTGATGCCACAGTCGAATGGCCGCCCCTACTCCATTGACAAGGTCCGTGGATTCTACGGCGTGGCCTCCAAGACTCGCTATCGTGACGCCGCAACGTGGCCCTTTCCTGAGCCGGTTGGTCTCGGAGATAGAGCACAGGCCGCTGCCCTGAAACAGACCGTTGCTGCTATCACCAATGTGCCCGCTGCGTCGATCCCTGAACAGGGCGACGTGGTGATGCCCAAGGAGTTTGCCAAGAACATTGCTGTCGTGCCCGATGCCGATGAGAATCCTACTGCTCCTACGGTAGGCGGGTTCGGATTCACCAAGGCGAAGCGTGAATACGACAACTTGACCAAGACACACGTGCCCAACTTTGTCAGTGTCCAGGGATCAGCCTACGCATACGGCTTTGCTCACGGTGAATACCTAGGGATGTTCTTTTTGGGTGGATTCCGTCTGCCTGGCATGAAGAATCCCGCGGCCAACGGGATCGCCTACTTCGCTCTGGGTGAGGACGGTGTGAAGACCCAGTATCTTCCTAAGGCTGGTGGCCGCGGCCGTGCTACTCGTCGTGTTGTTGGAGGCCGTCGGCGCACGACTCGTCGCCATCGTCGTTAGAGGATAGCGGAGAATTCACCCATCTGGTAGCCCATAGCTACGTAGTGGGCTATACGGTCAGGGTGAAAGACAATTGCCAGTATTTCGTCACGGATCAGGCTAGCACGAAGGTGGATTGCTGAGCGATACTGTCTGAAAAACTGCTCGTTGGAGATTGCATCTGATGCAATGCTCAACCAGTAGGAGAGATTGTGCCATGAAGGGTGGTCACGAATTGCGTTAGCAATTGTCTGCTTGTTCTTCGAGAGGACGGACTGGTCTGTCATGTGGCGGTCATATAGGTGGTAGCCGGCAGCAAAGAGCCGTCGTAACGCCTCGTCACTGTTATGGGTCATCTTCATGAACCTGTTGAGGAAATAGGGCGTTGATCGTGAGGCAGTGACCAGGGTCTCTATGTGATGAAGATCCGTCTCTCTCATGAGAAGACCCCATGACTCCTGCCAGTAGTTGAATGGGAGACTTGCCAGACGCTTCTCTGGAGGGAGTTGAAGAAGAAGCGATTCAGCGTATTCATGAAGACCCTGATTGTCCAGAAGGATCCTGATAGGGGTCATGTCACGGTGATTACACTGTTGGAGACTCTTGTGGTTTTTGAATAGAGCAAACTGCTCATTGAAGATCGTCAGATCAACAAACCGCCGATTGACACACGCATAGGCCAACATATGTGCCTGCGTATTTCCCATTATGTCTACGTAGGAGCTGGGCCCGAGCAACGGGGCATTTCCACAATCAATAAAGACGTCCTCCCACGCACACCAAGCGGCCTCTACTATCGAACGCTCTGCCCGTTCAGCGGGACCAATGGTTCGTACCTTATCCATTACCTTGATCACCCACTTGGTCTGCTCCTCCTCCGCCGAGACCTCGTAGTGCGGTTCCAACACCCATTGGGCGTTCTGGATCGTATAACAGACATACAAGAGACTTGGGGATAGGCCACGAATACGGAGATTTATCATGGGTGCTATGTAGGGTCGTAGTCTCCCTAATGGCGTTATACGCATCTCCAGGAGATTACGGGTCTTTTGTGAGACTGCATCTAGAACGGGTTTGGGAGCCAAACGTTCCATTCTAGATTCTATGCTATGGGGTCTGTTTAGACTCCTGTCAGATTATCGAGGATCTTCAGCTTGTTATGGGCCTCGTTGACTAGACCCCAAGTGAAACGGAAGAGGCCCTCTGCTGAGGCGTAGCGACGCCACCAGGCACGCCCAGCCACGGACATCTCAATCCACTTCTCACGGGTCGTGGTCTTCACCAGCTTTGCCACCTCCTCTGGCGTTTTGGCCGCTAGATAGTGGACACCCTCCTTTGGCGGCACAGCATAGTGCGTCATATCTACGCCAGGCGTAATGATAGGGACAGTGCCCGTGGCAAAGTATTCGATCTCGCGATTACACTTGGGTCCGAATCCAGGCAGGCAGAGACCGAAACGGGCCTGTGTCAAGAGAGTGAGATACTCCGTTTGAGTGTATTTGTAGGGGCCACCAGTAGAATCGACCGGCATATTGAACATTTCGACCGCCTTGGACCAGTCGTGCGTAGACCGACGCTCCTTCTGAACACCGTTCTCAATCCGACCCAAGAAGAGACTGGCGATGGTGCGATCCTCGTATGAGTTCAGGACCTTATTCGAGTTGACAATCGACTCGACTGCCCGTGGGGATCGCGGCCAGAAAGACCAGGCAGCATCACGGCGGGTCGCCTTCTCTGGATGAGCGTTGCCAAAGAGTGCTAGCTTGTATGCCGGATTCTGCCACCACCGCATGGTGGGACGATCGTAGAGAAGGGTGTCGCCGATGCCACCCCACCAGACATAGGGTGTGTCCTCGGAGGCCACAAGGCTACAGTAGTTGCGTTCAGACCAGATGGCTACCATCTCACGGAAGGTATCGCCAACATGCTCGTGGATCCCTGAAAGGGCCTTGCCTGCTGGCAGGACCAGTATGGGGAGATCCGACTTGGGGACCTGAGCCTTCAGCGTCTCCTTGAAGAGATGCTCCACCATCACCTTCTCAATGTCCTCGATCGCATGCTGACGTTGATATGCGATCGGCTCACGTTTTACGCCCATCAGGAGGTAGTTCAGCTCGGCCGCACCCGCAATATGGATATGATCACCGCGGGGCTTTGTATCAGGCATCAGCTCCACCACCGTCGCACCCTTCTTCATCATCCAGACCCAGTCAAGGGCCTCCCATTCGCAGTCGCTAGAGGCGATCAGAAGATCGGCCTTCATCAGGAGAGTGAGACGGGCCTTTGTAGGCATATCTGCATCTACGATGTGAACCTCCCACTGCCCACGGTCCCTGCGATTGAAGATGTTGGTGATCACCTGGCTACACCAGTCTCTAGAGGCCAGTTGCTCACCGTCCCGTTCAGCCACTAGCACAGCAATTGGTCTGCTCTGGCTCTCCTCTGCGGGCTTGGGGAGCATGGAACGCAACAGATCGATGTTTTCGGCAGGCACATCGTGGAAGGACTTGGGCGTCAATGCGTAGACCCGCTCAGAGACATACTGACAGTCATTGACATAAGGATTCAATGTGATCTGACCCTCTTCAGGCCAGACAAGGAGCTGTAGAGCGTTCTGCGTATCAGGGTGGATGGGGACCACGAACTCGGGCTTCGACTTCAGGAATTGCCGCATCTTGATCACCTCTGGCAGATAGTGGAGGAACCACTTAGCTGCCGTCTTGGAGAGAGAGGCAGGGAAATGGACCGCTGCCAGTTCAGGGACATGGACGGTATTTGTCAAGACGGTGAGCTCCACATTCGACCACTCGTGAAACCAGGTCTGGTGGTCGCCGATATAGATGTTTTTGAAATCACAGACCACCCCACTTGGCATAGTGAAGACTGGGCCCTCGAACTTGTAGAGAGCGTTATCATGCTCACCGTAGCCCTGATTGAAGGTATTGGGTGAATCCACGCCATAGTTGTAGTGCGAATCACGCTTCATCATCGTGCAGATGGTGGCGGCGGTGGACTTGTCTACATACTTGATTGCACGGGTGAAGGTGCGTGGAGCAGGGCAGGGCCACGTCTTTACACGCTTGTCATTAAGATCCTTCACCGCAACATACTCCTGAATACCCGTGGGCTCGATGTAGAGAAACATCGGCTTGTCCAGCACATCGGACGTGTTATAGGTGCGAATGTTGCTGGCGTGAAGATGGTAGGTCTTGATCGAGAGACTGGGATTCACTACCACAAACCGACGACGCAGCATGGAGATGTTGATCGCGTTATCGCAACCTGGGATACCAAACATAAAACCGAAATCGGCGGTTGTCGGCTCGAAGTCGATAGAATCTGCCCGCACAATCCAGGTATCCTGTGAATCCGGTCGTGGACCGAAGATCTTTGGCGGAACCGAGTCATCGACGGTTGCCTCATAACGCAGAAGGGAGAGAAACCTCTTGTTGAGGTCCAGGCTGTAGAGCTGGCGAAGAGTCTCATCAAGATAGATATCGGAGTTGGCAAAGACGGCAATAGCGTTCTTAGGAAGCGACTGCTTGATCCGGTTGAAGACGTCCAGATAGGTGAGACGATGGCCGATCACCACCTCCTCGATCTTGGGACTTTGGGGGAGCTGACGATAGGACTTCTCATTGAGAAGGACGATCTTGTCAATATAGGGGCACGCAATGTTTCGTTCCAGAGCCGCGTTGATCTCGCGAGCACGTGCGGCCTTCTCTGGGACGAAATACTGCTGAATCAGATAGATTGGTGAGACAATCGAATCGTCTGAATCGGCTGGGATCTGCTGGATGGTGCCGTGGAAAGAGCCGGTAATGGGGACTGTGGTAACAAGATGATTGAAACGCATCAGCGTGGCAATAGCGGCGACCCAGTGATCCTGCGGAGCATCGGTGGCCAGATTGGGGAGAAAGGGATACCGCTCGTAGAGCTCGGTCGTGGCAAGGACGGCACTTGAATTTGCGGCAATACGGAGTCGCTCCATCCACTGAGGAGAGATGATCATCAGGGTCTCGGTGGTTGCTGACGCTGCTGCGATCCATGCGGACCAGGCCGCTGCGGCCTCATCAGTATAGTCGCCATTGATCAAGAGAATATCCGGCTTGGGGCACTGTGTCAGAGCCTTGTAGTCAGAGACCAGTGTACCCCAACGACGCCAACGCTCACCAGTCAGTCCAGGCGCGAACCAGAGAAGATGACGAGCAGTCTTCGTGATCTGTGCCTCAGTACGGATAATCTGAATTGGTTTACCAGTTTTTGGATGAAACGCTCGCATTAATCTAATACCGCGTTTATTGCTTAAACCGGTTATGAGAGATATGAGTTAACGGATGCAGCAGATCGGCGGCATTTTCTATATCAATCTTGCTAAGCGGACTGATAGACGCTGTCAGATTGAGGACGAGCTGGCTCGCATGGGTCTGACAGCCGAGCGTTTTGAGGGGATTCTGAAGAGCCCTGGGATCGTTGGCTGCGGTTATTCGCATCTAGCTGTGCTAAAAGAGGCACGCGACCGTGGCCTGAAAAATGTGCTGATCTTCGAAGACGATTTTGAACTGCTTGTCGATAAGGAGACCTTCTTTAACGAGCTAGAACGGTTTTTTCAGCGTGGTATCCCCTATGACGTGGTGATGTTGAGTTACAACATCGAGAAGAGCGTGGCGATTGACGATCTTATTATGAAGGTTGATGCTGCTACTACCGCCTCCGGCTACATTGTTAATTCGGCCTTCTACGATACACTAATTGAGTTGTATGAAACGAATCTCCCATTACTGGAGTCGACCGGTCATCATTGGCTCTACGCAAATGACCAGATCTGGAAGCAGCTTCAGCCGTCGGCACAGTGGTTTGCTTTCACCAAACGACTGGGTCGCCAACGGGGCTCCTACAGCGATAATTCCTGCCAATTTATGGACTATGGAGTTTGACGCGGTCTACGGAGTTTGACGCGGTCTAAACGATTCCGTGTGTGTTAGTAGAGGATGAGTTGCCCGTTGAAACGTTTCCCCGCTGCGTGTGCCAACGAAAAACCCATTGATAACGAGCAGGTGAAGGCTGTTAACGCTAAGTTGGCCGAGATGATTGCGGAGCGCGAGCGTCAGGACAAGGCCATGAACTTTGTCACTGAGGCGGAATACGAGACCGCCCACGGTAAGCAGCCCTCGGCACAGGATAAGAAGAAGTAGTTGTTCATGTATGAAAAAGTCAAGTGCACAGCGTGCCGTTGACTTTTCTATTTATGGTTTAGCGCGGGTTCACAATACAGAGCCGCTTCATCTGATTGTAGTAGAAGGCAAATGCCTTGAACGTGGCGCACGACTCAAGGTCCACCAGATTGATAGTGCCCCCGCCTAGCCGTGCACAGAGATCTGAGAGCCACGCGTGATCCTCGGCCGACAGTGCGTCGATACATCTGATGTTCCAGGCGACAAACGCCTCGCGGCTCTGCCAGAGAGCGTGATCGTTGTCGTCCTGCATGGATTGGAGACGATCATAGTCGTCCTCGCACAGCAGATAGCCAAGAATGAATTCGTTGTTGCGGTTCATTGTTCACGTGTTCTTGTAGCCTGGAACATGGGTGGTCTTGAATTCAATTTTTTACATTATGACCGGCTCAACCGTCGACTCCATTGAAGCTCAACACGTTGACCTTGTAGGAACTGAGTGCCATTGTGCTGTAGAACAGACCGTTTGGTACACCTGGCTCATTCCAGTTGTAGAGATCAAAGCTCATCCCCTCCAGACCGTCCGTAATAGGCCCTGCGTAGATCTCAATAGAGGAGATCAGTGTAGTGGAGGTTGTGCCGCGTGTAAACGACGAGGCGGTGGCTTGAATGTAGGCATTAGGATCTGTCTGTGTAGGGGTTAAACCACCAGCGAAATAGGTAGTGAGATTTCCATCAAAGGCCTTCTGTGGGCCAAAGCTGTCTAAATCGGTGTTATACGGGATGGAGGCGGTCGAGATAAAACGAGCATACTGCCTTGCATAGCGACCAGCAACTGTGTTCTGCCTCTTCTCGTTATTGACCCAGATCTCGGCCACCTGTAGATATCTCGGATTGGTGCCTGGATTGTAGACCTTGATACGCGAGTTCAATGAGGGATTTACTACGACTAGCGGCGGCAGTGCGTGTTGAGCAAAGGTCATACTAGGTGTATTGATATTACCATCTGTGGTACCGCTCTGGTCCACCTTATTAGGATAGACTGAGAGGAACATTGTGTTGTATGAGATAAATGGGGAGAGACCACCAGGTATAATTACATCTGCTCTGCCGGCACCCGAATTATAGGGACCTGCCCATTTTGATACCGTGTTACCGGCGGCGTCTTTGCCAACAAATCTGAACCCTAGGGGGATATTGGGATCATTGGTCTCCCATGTTACCGGCATAGAACCGCCACGATAAGTGAAGGAGGACTGATTGAGGAGAGGATTTGAGACCTTTACATTGACCGGTGTAATGAACGAGAGAATATTGAGATTTGAGTAGATATAGGGATAGGTGTAGACCGATTTCAGATACATTGCATCAGGTAGAAGACGGAGACTGATCATGTATGCCCCAATAAACGTGGAGAGATAGATCTGACCGATCGAATCCGTGTTAGGGACATTGGTGATATGCTCGGCAGTTACCAGATTGAAAGAACCAGGATTGTAGATCTTTGGTGTAGAGAGCCAGGTAGAGAGATTGTCCGTGTCTAGCGTGAAGAACTTGTTTGAATACGAGGACTGGATATCAATGTAGATGTTGATGTCGCGATTCACAGTCGACCAATCCGTCTTATAGACTAGGCCATAAAAGACATCACTACTGATATCTGAGACGAGGATATAGAAGTTGTTGTAGAGCGATACGTCCAACTCGGCTATACCCGCTTGAAGCGAGGGGAGGCCGGTAATCGTGCTCACATTAGAGAGGGTGGAGATGTTGTCAATTGAGTTCAAAATAATACTAGGTGCTGTCATCAGCTGATAACCCAAGATTGTACTTGTTGCTGTCAGAGAAGAGGCACTTGCATTGGCTATAAAACTCGAGGCGGCTTCGATGGTGGTAGAATAGAGGGCCATCTGCGTGCTCAGACCCTCGCCGTTGATTGTGGAGACATTCACCTCAGTAGTGGAGACGAAGGAGGAGAGCTGTGTGTTGAGATTGTCGATATACGACGAGATTGTAGATGTAAAATACTCAGTTTCGCCTGTGATAGTAGAGTCAAACCTGATAATCTGTGTAGAGATAACATTATCCATAGTGGAGACGACCAATGGCTGGAGTATGGAGACAGAGCTGAAATAGGCATTATCGATCAACCAGTTGAATGTTGATGCATTGATATAGTTGAGAGTGCTGTTATAGATATACGTATAGGTCGTCACAGTTGAGTTAAACCCGTTATTAGCTGTATAGAGCGTGGAGGTGATCAGATAGGCGGAGTAGTCCTGTAATTGGATGAATTGCTGGTAGAGCGTATCAACTAAGCCGGTCGTGATGATGGTTGAGATATTTCCATTGATACTGGAGAGCTGCTGTGAGTTGTTGGTGCTTACAATATTTAGCGTGGCGAGCACGTAGGCGTTTGTTGACTGAATAGAGGAGACGAGTGCTAGCTGCGAAGACGCGATCCTTGAGGACAAGGTGCTCTGAGAGGTGCTGATTAGGAGATTCACTGTGCTCAGTAGGGTGCTGAGATTGCGTGAAGAGAAGGTGTTAGCGGAGACGAGTGTGCTATAATCACCCAGAGTGATAGCAGTGCTCAGTGTAGAGGCAGTGTTTGCCATCTGGAGGGGATAGGTATCCGTTATATTGAACCCTATACCCACTGTAGTTGAGAGATCTGTCAACTGCTGAGCAGTGAACAATATCCGATTATTCGTATAAGTGACCGAACTGCCATAGACCGTTGAAAGACCCCTGAATACGGAACCGAATGTGCTACCTACAGCAGTGGACTGTGCTCTATAGGTGTTTTGCGTATAGGTCGAGAGATTCTGTAACTGACCTCTATTAGTGGAGGCTGTTGTTGATAGCGACTGTAGGTAGGCCTGCTCAGCGATCGATGTGCTGATCATTGAGAGGTTGAGTGATGTAGAGATGATGTAGGTGGACGCCAGCGGCGTGTATGTGACATCTACGAATGTGCCCATACTTGTGGAATAGCTGCTTACCACACCATTTACGTAGAATACAGCTGCGGAGTATGAACTGAGATTCTGTGTGAAACTTGAGATACCTGCAAGCGTGGAGATTATGTAATTTCTCTGTGCCACAACCGTTCCGCTCAACGTGGAGGTGCCTACGTAATTATTACCATCTACAGTTGAGATCAGACTGGAGGTGGTGGTAGAGAGATCAATAAATTGGCGGGCTGTAACGCCTGTAGACCAATACGTGCCACCATCTCCCTTTGCATAGAGTGTAAAATCGGATGGATAGGCCCTGTTATCCGATGTCCGTGTTATGAGATTTCGGACCTTCAACGAATCTATCTCAAGACTCTGAAATAGAGACATCCCTATGTCTAGTCTCTATTTATCTATAGTGAGATCGAACGAATCTCTTAGACCGCCTTCGGATCGGATGCGGTCTGGGCCCAAATAAAGGTTCGTATGACTTCATAGGATGCTTGGTGGCGGTCTATTACAGCTCGTTGCGACCGGTCGGCAAGATATATATTTAACAGGTAATCCACAGACGACCTTTTTCAAGCAGGTCTATCGTCGGCATACGAATTTCTCCCTAGAGAGCTGCCGAATTGACTTTGACGGTGCTTCGGATTTCGGGAAGGTCGTCGTTGCCACTATACCCCGAAAGGGTGATCTTCTGAATACACTCATCTTGGAGGTGTCGCTCCCGATGCTCCCTCAATCTTCAGAGTATACGACGGACACATCTTGGGTCAATGGAATCGGACACGCGATGTTGGAATATATCAGTCTGGAGGTTGGTGGTAAAGAGGTCGATAGACAGTATGGCGAATGGCTACATATCACTTCGCAGTTGACGGTTGATGCCTCTAAGCGGACGGGCTACAACAACATGGTTGGGTATCAGGAGGCCTATACACAGGAGTCACAGCCGGGTCCATTGAAACTCTATATCCCCCTTCGCTTCTGGTTCTGTAATAACGTCGGTTTGTCCCTACCGCTGATAGCACTACAGGCACACCCCGTGAAAATCTATGTGAAGCTTCGCTCCGTAAATACGCTCTTCTATCGTGATTCGCTTGTGCTCAACTCAAATCAGAGTCTCTTCCCTCCGCCTAACCCTACCTCATTCGTGATGTGGGGCGACTTTATCCACCTTGATACTGACGAACGTCGTCGCTTTTCGTCGTCTAAGCACGAGTATCTTGTGGAACAGGTCCAGATGCAGAAGAAGACGGCGGTGCCTGCTGGGGCAAGCCTCTCCAATATCACACTGGATTTCAACAACCCCATCAAGGAGCTGATCTGGGTGGTACAACAGGATCGGATGTTGGCTACCAACGAGTGGTTCAATTACACCAATCGCCAATTGATAGAACAGAATGTCAAATTATCAGACCAGATCAATAACGCCATCCTTCGCCTAGATGGCTATGACCGGTTTGAGATCCGCGACGCCAGCTATTTCCGCCTAGTTCAGCCATGGCAGCGGCATACAGTGATCCCTGACGACTACATCTACCTCTACAGCTTCAGCCTTGCCCCTGAAGCAGCCCAACCCCAGGGAGCGTTGAATGCCAGTCGTATCGACACAATCATTCTCGCCTTCGAGATGAACAACACGCTTATACGGTATGATTCTGGTATAACCGTCTACGCTACAAATTACAACGTCTTCAGAATTGCCGCTGGCCTGGGTGGTATACTCTATACAGCGTAGTTGCGGTCTGCGTGAGACTTGAATAGGAAATTTGCGTGTGTCCCATAGAGAGTATGCCTCCCGAACAATCGGCGGCACCGAGCCCTGTGGCACCCACAGGGGCACCTAGTCCTGGCACTTTTGGCATAGATCCTCCTGGAGAACCACCATATGTCATGCCACACCATCACAGCGACATCGATAACTGGAAATTTCCAGAACGCAATTACTATGTATTTATCTGCCTCTCCGTCCTTCTCGGATTCTTTGGATTGGATCACTTCTACCTTCGCTCATTCAACACCGCTATGCAGAAATTCTTTGTCAATCTGATCTCATTTGGGCTCTGGTATTTCTGGGATATAATTCAGATCGCTTACGATTCAAAACGTGTTCGAGACGAGGGTCTTACCGGACCCTTTGACTGGATACGCGGCATTGGTCGTGGTGTATTCATTGACCCGGTAAAAAAGGTGGCGGACGACAAGAATCCTGGTGCGAAGGTGATCAGAACTAAGAAGGATATTGTCATCTATGCCCTTCTGACTATCTTCTTTGGGTGGATGGGGATCGACAAGCTCTATCTTGGTCTGCCGTGGCAGGGATTGACTAAACTCCTCACTACTGTTAACATCTTCACCTTCCTCTTTGGTCTACTCTGGGTCTTCTACGACATGTTCAATGTCCTCTTCTTCCAGAAATCCGTCGTTCACGGATCCATCTCGCCACCCATGCCATACAACCTGCTCTTCACTGTCGGTCTATCCGGCGAACCCCTCTTCATGCCTGAAGAGGTGACTAAAGAGACTCTGGCTAAGGAGGCAGTAGAGGCCAAGCAGAAGGGGTGGGCCGGTGCCGTAGGCGTGGATATCTCTGGCGGCATGCTTCCCACTGTGAAGAGTCCTATTGATCTACAGACCTTCCGATTCCTCTATCGAGAATTAGCTGTGCCCCTCCTACAGCCCACTGTAGGAACGGGTGTTCAGAAGGTTGACCAAGGTGTGAAACTGACTGAGAAGGCGGTGGCCGTTGGAACCGAGGTAGCAGCAACGGGACCGAAGATAGCGGGGGCAGTTACAACACAGATGGCGGCTGCTACCGATCCCAATAAACTGATGGGGCAGATACAGGCCGCGGCGGCTGATAAGGTCGCTGAACGCACGGGACAGGCGGGCGGTGGCAGCAGCAGCACGGGCAGTGGCCCGATTATTGCTGGAACACTGACAGCTGTAGTGCTAGCCGGTGCGGTTAAAGTCATATCAGAACTCCTCTCCGACAAGAAGAGATGAGAACATTCGATACACAGGCAGACTTTGAGAATTACTGGTTTGGACGTGCGGAGGTGACCAAGCCCGCTGGGTTCCGTGCGACTGACAAGGCGTTCTTCGTCTATTTCACCGCTACGTGGTGCGGGGCGTGTAAGCGGCTCGATCTGGATGCCGTGGAGGCGGCGGCAAAGGCCTCTGGGATCCCCCTCTGGAAGGTTGAGCAGACTGTGAACGACTATACGGCTGGCTTCTGCAACGTGCGTTCACTGCCCACCTTTATCCATTGCGTGCCCAAGCAGGTGGTCAGCACTGTCAGCTCTTCTAGGACGCTGGACGTGGTGGAGTGGATCAAGGCGACGAGCGGAGCGGGTGGCAGCGGAGCGGCTGGCGGCACGACTGCGGATAAGTGATCAGCTTTAGAAACTTAATAACACTAAATACGATTTAGTGATATTAGATCGATAATAGTCGTTATTTTCTCAGCATTACCATACAACATAGTGCACCGAGAGATACACCAGATATAACTCCGCAGACAAACCCCTCTTTCCATTGATTCGCGCCATAGTCCAAAATAAGCTTTCCCATAGGTCTCATTATTGATCTAGTGCCGAATCCACCTTAAATACAAGCTCCCCGTTAACATGAATTACAATAACGCTTGGCCTTGGCCTTCTTATAGGCCAAATAGTCGGCGGCAGACTTGAAACGGAAGGGAGCGTTTACGTTGGCGGCATTGTAGGCCACTACAAAACCCGCGATCGCCTTCTCTTTCTCCTCCTGCATCCGCTGCTCGGTGCTGATCTCTGTATTAGCAAGATAGACGTTGTGGTTGACGGACGACATTCCTACTTACAACTCGGCTTTAATTAATTCGACCAGAGCATCGGCGTGCTCAAGGGAGCCCTCGATCCACTGCTGCTTTTCAGAGAAGGACTCGCCCACTAGATGGAGACGCGGGTAGGTCTGTGGCATAGGAAGTAGTGCCTCCTTACTGACTTGACGATAGTCATAATCACCCGCCAACCAGTATGTACAACCGTCGCTCCAGAGATGGGCCTTTGTTATTTCCGATTCAGGGATGGTGAGTTCGGGAAAGAGGTGCTGCGTCTCCTGTTGGATCTTTGCCTTCAGAATCTCATTGTTCTCCTTCTTCTGCATCCCCTTCCAAAATTCAATATCGCGTGAATCCAGATACGCACTCATGATCACCCCCTTCTTCGGATCTACTGGGATGATATACCGCAGTGCGGAGTTTGTTACAAGTCGGTTCTCAGGGAACCACGACGAATCCTTATAGACCGAGTAGACGCGGAGCAGCGGTTCCATTCGCAGATGTCTCATGATCGGATGGTCCGGTGAGAACGGATAGATCTTCGAAAGAGCGTTTGAGTGAACCGCCATCACTATGCGATCGGCGGCCCACTCCTTGTGTTTCCCCTTTTTCAGGCCACTGATCTTATAGCGATTGTCCTCCTTCAGCTCTATGCGTTGGACCTCTGCTCCGTATTCGAAGACGATTCCAAGCTTGGTGGCGTCGGCCACCAGATGGTCGGTCAGTTTCTCAAATCCTCCAATAGGCACAGAGAAGGACCCACCGTGTAAGGTGTCAAACATATCGATTGCGGAGACCGCACTCATCACCTCCAGTTCGGCCCGATAAGGGTATCTGTCTAGCAGAGCCTTTGCGTGTTCCACACCCAGTGTCTCCAATGCTAATTCGCGAAGGGTCTTGGTTCGTAGCGTTGACTCTGGGAGCTCCTTATAGATCTCTAATAGGGTTGCCCAGAGCTGATAGAACCGATTGGGCTCAGTTTCGCCGCCTAATTCACGCCAGTCCGACTTGTCCGAAAGCTCGAAACGTTTTATTCCATAGTGGTCCAGAAGGCCTATCAGCTTCTTGTGGGAACTGTGGAGACGCCCCGCGCCCGTATCGTATTGTATCATCTTGGAGCCGACCTTTGTGTGATATGTATACATACGACCGCCAGCTGCCGGGTTTAGCTCTACCACGCGGATCTGTAGGTCTTTTTTTGACCGCTTCAATTCGATTGCCGTCCTGAGTCCAGCAATCCCTGCCCCTACAATCAGTAGGTCCATCCTCTAGTTACTGCTGCGAGATTTGTGCTCGGGTTTTTGCTTGATTTTTAAGCCAAATGTGATGTGGCGTCATTATTGAAGGGCTAAGTCAAGATGACGGACCCTCATCAACTCTACTTTGATGGACGGGCGTTACTGAATCCTGGACGAGCGGGATCTGCTGCTCTGATCTCTACATCAGACGGCACATTGCTCTGCCAGGTGGCCGAATATCTTCCCAAATCCACCAATAGCGTGGCCGAATATAATGGGCTGCTTATTGGACTTCGTCTTGCGGCCAGAAAGGGGGTGTCACGGATTGTGGTCTGCACCTCCTCCAGGACACTGCTGGATCAGATTACAGATAGACGACCCACCGCAGTTCCTGCGTTGAAGATGATCTATAATGAGATAAAGATCTTGATTGGACAGTTCAAGTCCCTGACTTGGAAACTGATCCAACGCGGGGCTAATAGTGCGGCGAGCCATCTCGTCAACGAAGCGATCGTTGGCGGGAGTTCATTTGAACGCACGATTAAAGCGATGTTGCCCACTATTCCAGAGGAGGTTGAGCGGCTTATTGAAGTGCCCACAGCAGATGCAGAGTCGGATTATATACGATTATATGAAACAGACGAGGCCCTCTGGAGAATCAAAGAGGCGATGGAGACATTCACCATGGAGGAGATTATTCCTGAGATCAGGGCTATTCTTGATCGGACTCAAGGGTGAAGTTCATTGGAATATATAGACTGCGTGTCAGGAGTTTGTCAATACAGTCAAACCACTCTTTTTGGTATGACCAGAGACGCTCATGTAATGCTAGACCGCCATGAAGCCGGTGCCAGACCTCGTAGAACTTCGTGGTATCTCTATTCTCTATATAGAACTGTAGCAGAAAACAGTCTCTAGCGATACCGATAACAGCCACGGTGAAAATACCCGCTGGTACCCCCACTACGTGAGAGATAGTGAAGCCAAAAAAAGACTGTAGCATCGAGGTATACGTATCGCTATTTGCTAGCAATCCGTATAACAATAGATTTACTGAAGAGCTACTTAACATGTAGAACGGCGATAAGAGGCCGATCAGCATGAGCGGGTGGAATAACGAACGGTTATAGAGCTGGACTAGTTGATTGAAGAGAAGAAGACTCGTGATCCGCATCTGCCAGATCGGTGCCAGGGAGGAGTGAAAGACTAGCTCAAAAAGAAGTGGGTTGATGAAATAGGAGGTTATAAATCCACTGCGTTCATTGAAGTATTTGATTACCCCATTCTCAAGGTGATCTAACTGTGTATCTAATGTCATTACTAATTAGTGCCAATGAACTCCTTAAGCGATTGCTTAATCTTCTTCCCCTTTTCAGTCACCTCGCCAGTGAAGACATAGACGGAATCCCAGCCGTTGTCTGAATGGATATTGGGGTTGACAGAGGACTTCATGGCATAACTGAAGTGGCTGGGCGTCTTATACTCGTTCTTACCCGAGACGATCAGATATCCATACTGGGCCGTAGGGCTATCCTTGATCCGCGCAGTGAACGTTGTCTTCTTGTAAGTGAGATGGATCTCCTTATTCAGAAGGCGACGCTTCAGCTTTGCGTGACGGTCTGACTCGGGTGTGGTTGCGTCTGGTCCTGCGACTGGTGCCGCGACTGGTGCCGCGACTGGTGCTGCGACTGGTGCCGCGACTGGTGCTGCCACTGCTGGTGCTGCATCTGTGGTCGTTTCCTCCTCCTCCGTCTCCTCCTCGTCAGCTACGGTTGCTGCGTCCTCTTCGCTGCCATGCAGTGCGTGTGTAAATGTCAGATCCTCCCTGACTGAATCAAACTCCTGATCGACATGGAGACGGAGTTCAGCAAGCTCACGCTCCAGACGGCCTACGCGATCGTCTGCTGGCATGAGCAAGCGGGCAAGATCTCTGAAGATCACCGCCGAAGAGAAGATTCCAACCACGATCAGCGTGGTATTCATAAGCGTATCGTTCATGTTGGCGGGATCACTGAGGACACGCGTGATATTTGGATAGATCTGATTCAGAACGTCAAGGTTGTACTGCATCTTTTACTGAATCTATAGATTTAGTGACGGAGTCAATTTTTAGGCCCTTTAACTCTTGTTTTTCAGGTGGGGGAACAATCTGTCTAGAACTCTCAAAAGGGCTGCTGCCGGCGGGTGACGTGCCAGTTTAGACAAGGTGGTGTAGACAAACATATTGAAACTCCGTGTTGCGGCGTCACGTGTCTCGTCCCAGTGAGTGTGGATTGAGAGAAGGGGGGCGTCCAGGACACGGATACCCGAAGTGCCAGGGGCACGGAAGAGATTCCAGTAACCTGCCAATTGCTGAGGTGACTCTGTGCCCTGAAAGAGTCGCCACCACCCGTAGTTATTCTGGACGGGAAGGTAGCGGATCGCGTCCCCCTTATATTTTTGCTCTACTTCCTCGAGTGCCGCTTGATCATAGTAGCGTGAACGCTTGGAGGCCTCACGCCATGCCTGTGGCATTGTAGAGTCCGCAGTGTAGACAAAACCGGCATTGTAGACCCCATAACGTGCTTCATCTTGCGGCCTGATATAGTGCCTACAGAGACCCAGCTTTGCCTCCCCCATATCCGGTAGCGGGCCCATGAAACAGATGTCACTGTCGAAAAAGAAGACCCGTGACTCCCCCGCATTGAAGGCCTGTTCCATTACGGTGGCCTTCTCCATCATGAAGTCCTCCCATAGCGTCTTATAGAGCCTACCTGGAGTCTGTTCCATAGTCTGGCGATTGTGTTCGCTGTATGCATCCAGTAGTGTAGAATAGACGATCTTACCGCTGTAGCAGTTTGCTTCGGCCGTAGCTACTGCAGTCTTGGAATCGCAGAGGAGATAGACTGTTGGCTTCACCGGATTGAAGAGCTCCAGTGTTGAGAGAAAGACTTTCAGATCCTTGAGGGCACGTTCTGTCGCTAAGGTCGAGACTGCCGTCATACTAATTGGGTTTATGTGAGCTATGTTTATATCCTTGGATTGCCTGGTTGTTTCATTGCCTGGCTCAGTTGATTCTCTCTACTTCCTATAGAGATGGTCTATAGTAGTGTCTGTGACTGGCTAGATGATTACCTAGCGGACGATGCGACCGAGCTCTACGATACGTGGGATTTCATGGAGTGGGTGGAGGAGACCGAGATCGCGGAGGTATTCAAGGAGTGTCTGTTGACCACCCTTTCACGGAAGGAATCCAAGAAGGACGCTACTGCTATCTTCTATTCGCTTCTCTGGGAGTACTATCTTTTGAAACGCGATAGCTCACTTGCAAGAATAGAGCCCGATACGAAACTCTATCCCAGACTATCGATTGCTAGTTCTGTTCCACAGCAGTCAGATCAGTGGTTCAAAGAGAAGCGGAATCTGCTGACGGCTAGCGAGTTCTACATTGTTCTGGATAAAACTAAGCTGCGACGTGATCTACTGATGAGCAAGGTAGCTCATCGTATCTCTAGCCCGGAGAAGGAGCAAACGGTCTTTCTCTCGAATGGGCGACGTCTGGGCTCAATGGCGTGGGGTCATCGCTATGAATCGGTGATCCGTCAGGTCTACTCTCAGCATGTGGCCAAAGGTGAGGTACGTGATTGTGGTCGCTACTATCATTCTACACTGAAGCGTCTTGCTGCCTCGCCTGATGGAATTGTGATCAGTGGTCCTAGAACAGGGCGGCTTCTGGAGATTAAAGCCCCTGTGTCACGGGAGATCGAGACTGAGATGGTTCCTGAACCCTACTATACACAGGTCCAGATACAACTGGAGGTCTGTGACGCTGCCGTTGCGGACTACTGCGAATGCCGCATAAGTGCCGGTTCTACCTGGAGATTGGCAGAGGGTGCTGGCGGTCCCTTTGTGGGGGCGGTAGCAGTTATTGGGACCATGGAGAAGTCGGCTGACTGGCATTACGAGTATTCGCCGCTTTTCCCCAATACAGCGGAAGGACGTGCTGAGGCAGAGGCGTGGACGCCTGCTGGTGATGTTCTAGAGAAGGAGTTATGGGCAGTAGAGGCCCTTCAGACCGTCACTTTTCAGAGGAACCCTCGTTGGTGGGCTACAGTTGGCCTGCCGGCATACAATGAATTCTGGACGGATGTTGATAAGGCACGTAATAATCCGCAATTTCTTGCTCCTGCCTTTCATGACGACGCGGAGAGTCCTGTTCCCACCGAGGCGATGTTTATAGATAATTGACTTGTTGAGTCGTTGAATCGGTAATTCTTGGTTGAGAAGTTAAGTGTCCACTGGACACCTAACTCTTCAACTATAATTTAGAGGTCTCTATGCTTGACCAAACATACAGTCGTTGTTGGAAGGGGCCTTTACTCCTATGGGGATGGGAGCACCGATAGACCCTTCACGGGGTGCATAGAACGAACCCACCAGCTCCTTGTAGGGAGCGGAGCAAGAATCGGGATAGGTGTGGCGATAGTTATTTGTTCGCTGTGTATAGTCTCCCAAACGTTCGGGTAGCCGATGTCCGTCCTGCTCGAAACACTTCTGCTGAGTCAGCGTGCCGAACGTATTAAACGGCCGTGTGATATCGAGCCGGTCTTTCAATAGATGAGCCGGTCCATCCTCTTTAACATCGGGGCTCAAATCCGACTTCTGCTCTATAGGCTGTACCTCGGCCTTCGTGGGCGAGGCAAAACCCTCTATTGATCTGAACCGTGGATCCCCTAAGAGATTCAGTGCCGCTAGGCCGATCACTATAAATAAGAGGATTGCTATAATGTCGCGGTCCCTCATACTCCCTAGGATCTAGAGGGAAAATTTCTCGCATCAATTACTTATTTACTTAAACAGGACTAGATCGAGAATTATAGAAGGATGGTTGCAAAGTTTATCTTTATGCGACACGGGGAGGCCGAGCACAATGTGGCGTTCAAGACCGATGGAGAGGCGGCATACCAAAATCCTACATATCGTGATGCGAAGCTCACTGATCGTGGTGTGAATCAATGTAATGAGACCGCCGAGACCCTTTCAAGAGAGACGATCGAGAGGTTTGACGCTGTCTACACCAGCCCTCTTACTCGCTGTATTCAGACGGCATTGCTTGTCCGGCAATGGATCGACTATGAGAATTTCAATGCCGCCGATGAGTTGATCGAACGCCGCGGTGGTGGCCATGTCTGTAATGCACGACGGACCCGCACAGAGATTGATGCCGAATTCTCAGCACACGGGCTGAACTGTAGTCTCCTTGCCGAGACGGACGAGGAGTGGGATATTCGCGAGCCCATGACGTTTGTGGAGTCTCGCCTTATCATCTTTCTACGCGGACTAGTCGGGTTGTATGAGGCAAGTGAGAACGCTAATATCCTTGTTGTCACTCACCACGACGTGCTCTACACCCTTCTGGTTGGGACCTCGCTGGACAATGCCGAGACATTTGTGTTAGATCTGGACGAACTGAAAGAGCTCATCTATTAGGTATTGACCGGTATGTTGAATGTTCCGTTAGCGGCAACTTCCGCGGCCCTTCTCAACGAGATGCAGACCCTGGTGAAGGAGGCTGGGGGATTGGAAAGTGATACGATGCTGGGCCGCCTACGGATCTGGATGATAAAACGCCGCTTCCATTCGTTTATGGTGGCAGCACGCTCCTATAATTTTACATTCGCGGAGCAGACTGTTTACGCAGATCTAGTTAAGGAGTTCAGGGGTGTGTTGCGTCGTATAGATATCATGGAACACGGAGATAATGACTTTAGTGAATCATTAATCGCGTAATCCCATTAAAATTGAGCCCGGTCTCTGCGTTGTTAGGATTCATCAAAATGAGTGCCAACAATCTAGAGATGTCAGGTGAGATGTATGTGATTAAGCGTGACGGGCGGCGTGAAGCCGTAGCCTTTGAGAAAGTCTCTGAACGGCTACGTAAGGTCGCCAATGATCTTCACGTGAACGTAACTGTTATTGCCCAGAAGGTCCTGGGTCAGATTGTCGACGGGATCAAGACATCACAGCTCGACGAGTTGGCCGCAAATCTCGCCATCTCCAATGTGACGGTCAATCCTGATTACGGGAGCTTGGCCGCTCGTATCATCATCAGTAATCACCAGAAGAATACGCCCTACACATTTGCCGAGGCAATGAAGTCGCTCACCCTCACTACGGATAAGCTGGGCCGCTCTACTCCAGTAGTTGATCCCAAGCTGGTCGATGTGGCCGAGGCGTATGCGGCTCGGATTGAGGCGAAGATGGACTACGAGCGGGACTATCTGCTTGATTTCTTCGGCTTCAAGACGCTCGAGAAGGCCTATCTTCTCCGCGGTCAGAATCGTGCCATTATCGAGCGGCCTCAGCACATGTGGATGCGTGTTGCACTCGGTCTCTGGATGGGTGCCGTTGATCCGAAGGATGAGACGTGGCTTGATCGGGTCTTCAAGACCTACGATATGATGAGCCGCAAACTCTTCACGCACGCTACGCCCACGCTCTTCAACTGTGGCACGCCTAGGCCACAGCTCAGCTCGTGCTTCCTTCTAGCTATGAACGACGACAGCATTGCCGGTATCTACAAGACACTGACTGACTGTGCGTTGATCAGCAAACACGCTGGCGGCATTGGACTCCACATGCACAATATCCGTGCCCGCGGTTCGGCGATTCACGGGACCAACGGGACCAGCAACGGGATCGTTCCTATGCTGCGAAACTTCAACTCAACGGCTCGCTACGTTGACCAGGGTGGCGGGAAGCGTAATGGCTCCTTTGCCATCTACTTGGAGCCGTGGCACGCTGACATTCAGGACTTTCTTAAGCTGAAGCTGAATAACGGCCAGGAGGAGGAGCGGTGCCGTGATCTCTTCTACGCCCTCTGGGTCCCTGACCTCTTCATGGAGCGTGTCCAGGGCGGGGGCGATTGGACGCTCTTCTGCCCCTCTGAGGCCCCTGGTCTGGCTGATGTGGTCGGCGATGAGTTCAAGGCTCTCTACGAGCGATACGAGGCGGAGGGGCGTGGCCGCGTGACCCTGAAGGCACAGAAGCTCTGGTTTGAGGTGCTGGACGCACAGATTGAGACGGGCACGCCCTATCTTGTCTACAAGGACGCTGCAAACAAGAAGTCTAATCAGCAGAATGTGGGCGTAATCAAGTCGTCTAACCTCTGCTCCGAGATCATCGAGTATTCCTCGCCTGAGGAGACGGCGGTCTGTAATCTGGCGTCGATCGGCCTGCCCTCGTTCGTTCACGAGGGAGAGTTTGACTTTGCGGCATTGCGTGATGCCGTTCGCGTAGTGATCCGCAATCTCAATCGCGTGATCGATATCAACTACTACCCTACACCTGAGACTGAGCGTTCAAATACACGCCATCGCCCCGTTGGCCTGGGTGTCCAGGGGTTGGCGGACGTGTTTGCTATGATGCGTGTGCCGTGGGAGATTGTTGAGGGTGGTCGCACCGTGGCTAACCCTGCTGCTGTCCTGCTCAACAAGCGGATCTTCGCACATCTCTACTTCGCGGCTGTTGAGGAGTCCTGTCTTCTGGCACAGGAGGAAGGGCCCTACAGCACCTTTGCGGGTTCGCCTGCGTCAAAGGGTCAGCTGCAGCCGGATCTCTGGAACGTGGAGCCACTGAGCGACGAGGGACTTGATTGGGTCGGTCTTCGCAACAGCGTAGTGAAGTTCGGTCTTCGCAACAGCCTCCTGATGGCCCCTATGCCGACCGCGTCGACCTCGCAGATTCTGGGGTTCAATGAGTGCTTTGAGCCCTTTACCACAAACATCTATGCTCGCCGCACCCTGGCAGGTGAGTTCATCCAGGTGAACAAGTATCTGGTGGCGGACCTGATTGCTCAGGGCGTCTGGTCCACCGAGCTGAAGGATAAGATCGTGGCAAAGGGTGGGTCGATTCAGGGTCTGGAGACGATCCCTCTTGAGACCCAGGCACTCTACAAGACTGTCTGGGAGCTGAAGCAGAAGACTCTGATTGATCTGGCGGCCGATCGTGGGGCCTATATCTGTCAGTCGCAATCGCTGAACCTCTTCGTGGCCGATCCGGATTACTCGAAGCTGACCTCCATGCACTTCTACGCGTGGCAGCGGGGCCTGAAGACGGGGATCTACTACTTGCGGACTAAGCCACCGGTCGCTGCACAGCAGTTCACCGTTGATCCATCGGTAAAGGCGGCGCTTGCTGCTCCCAAGCCAGCGGAGGAGTGTCTGATGTGCTCGGCCTAGTCGAAAAAGACTAGCATCGACCAGCTCGTCTGAATAAAAGCCTTAGCATTATCCTCGAAGTGATCGTCTAGATAGATCATTTTTTGCGTGCCCGTGTGGCTCCTACCTGGTTGTAGAAATACGACGCCGCAACTATGATCGCCACGAAGCTCCTTGATATGTTCTATACGATTGTATGTGTCGATCACTAGGAGTGAACTGTAGGAGTCATCCTCCATAAAACGCTCAATCATCTCACGGAGGTCCTCGTCGCTGTTGGCAATTGCGTACGATCCAATCAATAACATTAATAGCGTTACTGTTAATGTTATTTAAACCGTTGTTTTCAAAAAATTGAGTCCACTCCTCCCTGCTCTATAGCTAATAGCAGAGCCTAGTAGCGTAATGGATAACGCGTCCGCCTTCTAAGCGGAAGATTGTGGGTTCGAGTCCCACCTGGGCTATTTTTGCGTAAAATTTGAAGAGCCCTGGATCCGACCACTTGGAGGGGTGCCAGCTCAGTAGCGTAATGGATAACGCACCAGTCTTCGGAACTGGGGATTGTGGGTTCGAGTCCCGTCTGGGCTATTTTTTCAGTTACCACGCATCTTGTAGATCTGGCCAGCGGGCTGTGGACCGGGGCGGCCCTCGGGTTCAGTGAGATTCAGAATATCGGCAACCACCTGTCGCTTATTGGCCTCACTGTATTCACGCACCTGATCCTCTGAGAGAACGCGACCGGCCGCCAGCTGCTGCTGAGCCCCACCCTGGCTTGCCGCAAATCGCTCACGAGTCTCTCTGATTTTTAGAGCCAGAAAGAGCAGTGGCATTGTTACTATCAATAGGCCGATTGCCGTATAATCTAGCTTGAACTTCATCCTATATTACATAGATAAAATTGAGTGTTGGTTTGTGATGGAAGGAGATGTATAAAATATGTCTTATAACCTCTATCTAGCAGTTCCAGGAGACCTCTACGATCGCTATGCGAATGCGGCAAATAGCTACAACAGTTCGCCCTTCAGCGATCGGAACTCAGGGTTTGATCTCTTCAATGAGGCTGATCTGAAGATCGATGCAAAGGCCCTTCTCCGTTTCGGCATTGAGGCTGCTGCTGCGGCACCTATTGGGACCTCACTGGAGGTAGAGACCGCTGCTTTCTGGCTCTGCCCCCGTTCCAGTATCAGTAAGACCGATCTGATCTGTGCAAATTCACAGGGGCTGATTGATAAGGGCTATCGTGGGCCGATTATGGGGGCCGTTCGCAATCTTGCGTGGCCCGCGACCAAGGAGTTCGCGGCATATGGTGAACGTCTCTTCCAGCTGGTGCCAGGTGATGCTCAGCCCTGGAACAACGTTACGATCTTTAGATCATCTAGCGATCTGCCTCGACCTGTGACGGCACGGGGTGCTGGCGGCTTCGGTTCTACGGGGAACTAAATAGTGGGTTTATATAGAGATGCCTAGATCAACGCGTAGAATGAAGGGCGGAAGCCTCGAAGCATTGAAGGCTATTATTACGAGCAAGCCGATAGAGCCTGTTATTGTCAATCCCGAGTCCCATTTTGTTGTGGTGACCTACTGGTGGGGTCGCGGAAATCTCAACATGAACACGGCACGGCCATGTCCTGATGTGCGGAAGGAGATTATACTCGACGAGGGGATCGACAAGTATGTCTCTGAGAATCTTCTGAAGAAGAACCCTGCTGCGACCGAGGCGGAGATTAAGACGGCAATTACGGCGGAATTGAAGGACGTCTGTGAGGCTGCTGGACGCGAGTGGAAGGAGCCTATTCGCTTTGAGGAGATGATTGCCAATTGGGAGACCCAGTGTAAGGCCAGTAAGTGTAATTACGTGGCGGTGGAATACCCCGAATTTGCTGTAAAGGGAGGCTATCAGCTGGCGATCAATGCCAAGCCCCTCTTTATCAATCAGGCTCTGAAGAGCTGCGGTGGGCGCTCTGTGCTCTACATTGACGGCGACATGACCATCAACTCCTACCCTGCTATTTTTGATTTACAGAACGTTGACTATATGGCCCGTGCGTGGGACAGCGATCCTCGCTCCTCCTATCTGTTCAAGCCACTGGCCCGGCTCAGACCCCAGGAGCTGGCTCGTGTGATCAACAGACGGCGGGCGAAGCTTGTTGGCGAGTTGACTACCAAATTTGGGGAGGGCGAAGCGGTTGCGGCGGTCGGTACTGCTCTTCGTGATTTTGCAAAAAGTGTTGTTAACGAGCGCCTGACTGGAGAGGAGATGGATTCTAAGTCATTGAAGGAGCTGGCGACAGACTATGAGTGGATCTCTCATGCAAAGCGTGCTGTGCTCGAGTCCATTGCTATCATCAAAAAGGAGCAGAAATTCGGTGTTGTCTGCTATGACCCCTACGTTTTCCAGACTAGCGGTGGAACTATGTTTTTCGGCCATACACCCGCGGCCTTCTCCCTTTTGGAGCAGTGGGAGCGATTGGCCTCATCTCAACAGATGATTGGCAAGGCAGACGACCGCGTCATCTCGATGATGATTCAGCAGAAGCATCTGTTGACTGCCGTGAATTTTGTGGCTCTTCCCATTGAATACCTCTGGTTGACTGGTAATTACGAGACCTTCATGCACGATGGGCATAATTTTGACAGAAGGGATCTGGTAATTGAGCACCCTGAGTGCCTGACCAGTGAGGAGGCGGCTGGGGAGGCAGGTGCCGCTTCGGATCGTTCTCCCAAATTCTATGGTCCAATTGTTGAGGCGGCTATTGATTGCAATCGCGACGGTGGCGTTCTCTACGCTAAGAGCTACTTCGGCGATAAGGAGACTGCAAGAGGATTTGGTCCCTATTTGGAGTATATGCATGACCTTCCAAAGAACCTTCTGAAAGTGGTGACTATTGAGGAGGAATTTGGACGAAAGACAGACCTTGTGGAGAAGAACCACGCTGAGGCCGACGCGGTCAAGCTAGCTTCGCTGAATGTTAGCAATAATCTGATTGTCGTCTCTAACGTGAGCGAACTACTGGCTGTCCTCAAGAACGGCCGCAATGCTGTCTATCTACCGGCAGGCAAGTCATTGGGACCCACCTATATAGAGAAGCTTGAATCGCCCCTGAATTTCGAGTTGATCTGCGTCAACGACGGCGAACCTGAAGACGAGGCAACAGAGGTTGGACCCGAATACCGACCCCTCATCTCGTTGAACGAACCTATTGTCTTTCGCAGCGGCAACAGCCTATTGATCGATCTGATCTCACTCTGCAGAGGGATGGAGGACCTAACTGAGGTCTTTACTAGCGGATTTATGTGGCTCTATCGTATCCGCTGTGCATGGGTTGCCCCTGCCCGTGCCTCATCTGCTGCCCGTGCAAACGCGAATGTAACTACTACAGCGGAACGGCTACTGAATGCGGCGGGTAATAATGCTGCTGCCACTGGACGTAGAGTATCGACACCCAATCGCAATGGGGGGCGTCGGGCGACTAGACGCCACCGCCGTTAAGCCGGAAAAATTGAAGCTACTTATGCTCTGTCACAAGAACCACAGAGACAATGAGCACAATGAATGCGTTTGTCCATGCCGCTTCTCGCAACAACCTCGAATTTGTTGCGAAAACGATTGATAGTGCCGATACGGCCTCCCTCTACACGGCTCTCTGGAATGCCGTGAAATACAACTACGAGCCGCTTGTTCGCCTTCTTCTCGGCGTGCCTCGTGCCCAGTCCGTGGCGGCCACAAAGAACAACGCCTGCCTGATCAAGGCCGTCGAGAACGACTCTCTCTCCGTGGTGAAGATGCTGCTTGACGTGCCAGACGTGGCTGCAAATGCGGCTATTACACACAACAAGGCACTCATGCTTGCGCGGATCAACATGAACACCGAGATGATGGATCTGCTGAAGGCGGTGCCTGCTATTGCCGCGGCACCGAGCACGGCCGATATCCTAGAGGGGAACCTCTCATGAGGTGGGGCAACAGTGAGAAGAGTAAAAACAGTAGCAGGTTTTTCAGTTCAGTTCGGTGGGTGTAGAGAGGAGGAGAAATTCTGTGTCATCGCGAACAGGATGAGAGACGAACTGGGGTGAATTAAATCCACCCTGAATTTCAACAACGGTTAGACACGCATCATGTCTGAGGGCCGAGTTAGCCTTGATAAAGAGCTTCTGACCCTGACGGAGGATGGTGCCATCTAACTGCTCACGGAGCATCTTCTCAAGACAGTCGATCACCAGATAGAGTGGCTCATTAGGTGTGATCGATGCAAGTGTAAATCGGATCACTGACTCGCCGTAGACTGGGACAATTGGGTCGACCGAGGCCTGCTTGGCAAACATCAGATTCTCTCGATTCAGGCGATTCATCTCTATGAGGGAGTTGAAGACGGATTCGCTATGTCTGATACGCAAGGGGAGGTTTGCATTGATCAGATAGAGCCCCTCTTTTAACGTGGTTGGATTACAGAAAGCCTCGTTGGATTCTGCCTGTTCCTTGGTAGAGGCTGGGCGAACGACCAGTTCATCTGCCTGCTGACGGTGGAGGATGATTGGCTCATCCACACGCAAAAATCTGGCGTTTGGCGTATTGATTACTATTGTGTGGTCGTCTTTGTAGACAATGCGACCTTCCATATTAGTTGGTAATATGGTGTTGTGTTTATGTCCCTGAACCCATGGCTGCTAGTAGGAGGAAGAGACCCGTTAGTGCTAGAGCACGTTTCCTAGCAGTAGCCCGTAGCGATGTGTCTATTGCCTTGCTTCTACACTCATAGAGCTGAAAGGACTCCGATCTGCTTGTGAAATTTCGGAAGACGTGAAGTGGGGACCCGTTGCGTTCGATAATCAGATAACCGAGTTGCCTGAACTCCTCTTCGCTGACCGTATCACGTATCACCTCCAACGTGTATCGAAGATCATTGTCAGAGGTCTCCACAATAGTCTCTGCTACACGCTTCTTCAGCGTGTCGGTGCCGGCCACAAGCCGCGTAGTGCGTGGAATGTATCCCAATACTTGAAAGGCACTCATATTCGCACCTACTTTACTAATAGGGTTCGCTTTCAATTTTTCACATAGGTGTGAAAAATTGGGAGGGACGAGTCTTTTATTTGTTTTTTGTATTAGTTTGTCTCATATGTTATATAGGTTTATCTGTTGGCTTTTAGACCATCAGCTTGCTGATGTCCTCGGGAAGGGGCACGATGCTGGTAGCATAGAACTTCTCAATCTCCTGGAGATCGCGACGCTCCTGGGGTGTCACCAGGTTGATCGCGGCACCCTTGCGGCCAAAGCGGCCAGAACGACCGATGCGGTGGATGTAGTTCTCACGCTGAGGTGGGAGCTCGTAGTTGATCACCAGACTGACCTGCTGGACATCGATGCCACGGGCAAGAAGGTCGCTGCTCACCAGCACACGAACGGACCCACCGCGGAAGGCGTCGATCGTGGCCTTACGCTCCTTGGGATCCATCTCACCGTGAATACAACCCACCTCGAAGTTGTTCTCCTGGAGACGCTTCGCCAGCCACTCCACCTTGGTCCGCTGGTTGCAGTAGATCATTGCCTGATTGATGCTGACGTGCTGGTAGATGTCGCAGAGGCAGTCGAACTTCCACTCGTCGCGCTCGATCTCCACGTAATACTGGCGAATACCCTCCAGCGTCACCTTCTCAGGTGGAAGGAGGATGCGGACAGGGTTCTTCAGAAGGCGGTTTGCCACCTCAACCACCTCGTCGGGCATCGTAGCAGAGAAGAGGGCCACGCGGGTTGACTCAGGGAATCCCAGATTGAGAATACACTCCATCTGGTCGCGGAAACGGCCCTCCAGCATCTGATCTGCCTCGTCCATCACCAGATACTTGATCTGGTCGCGGCGAAGGGCATTACGCTCCATCAGGTCGAAGATACGACCAGGAGTGCCGATCACCACCTGTGCTCCACGCTGAAGGGCGGAGACATCATCGCGAACAGGATTGCCACCGGTTGCCGCAAGGATAGTGGTCTTGGTGTAGGAACTGATCGCCTTGGTCACCAGCACAATCTGCTGGGCCAGCTCGCGGGTAGGAGCCACAATCAGCACCTGCGTGGCGGGGTTAGCGGAAACCACCTGAGAGAGGGTTCCAATACTGAATGCACCCGTCTTGCCCGTCCCCGACTGGGCCTGGCAGATCACATCGTGGCCGTTCATAATGGGCTTGATTGCCAGCTTCTGGGGATCCGATGGCTTCTCAAAGCCATATGCATAGATCCCGCGCAGAAGCTCATCGCCGAGCTCCAGCTCATCAAAGCTCTCGTAGATCTTAACGTCTTTTGTCTCGGTTGCCATTTTTCTTGTAAATGGCTGTACCTTCTGTATCTCTTCATTTTTTTAGGTCTTGAGGGGTCAAACCCCCTCATTTTGACCGTTTTTGCTAACTCTTTAGGACTTAAGTTGATTGAACCTACTATCTGGTAATGAGATTTGTCTATTCAGTTGAGAAGGATGTATCTCTTTTTACGGCAATACCTGAGAATCAGGATGAACTGAATGGGTTCAGAGCACAGGGCCCATATACTCCACTAAAACTTGTAGATACGACCCTTCGTATAGGATATGTGAGTAACAAACCACTTCATCCTGATATTATTGCTGCCATCTGTGTAACAGCATTCTATCCGTTTATCAAAACCTCTGTTGCGTTTCCCACGCACGTCTCTGCACATTTTGCCTCGTCGCTATCTGGAAACGTTCTACCCGCATTTAGTCTGATCGATGGTTCCTATAAACCTACAAACGATATCCATGTGCGAGGAGTTGATCCTACACTTGAATCCTATAGAGGCGGCGATAAGACCGTCTGTATCTACGGCGGTGGATGCGATTCTACGGCAATCGCCTTAATGTTTCCTGAGTTCCCACTCATTCACATGGTTAGGGACAAGACCGTTAGTCGGGTCAAGGATTTTGTTAATCGCAATCTGAAGAATCCTTATCACGAAGTTACTGTAAACTGCTGGGATCTCACAAAACCCGGTGGATTTACGGGCTGGACGAATATTGTGCTTGGTGCACTTATTATGGCAGCAGATCTAGAGATCAGACATGTGACGTTTGGATCTATTTTAGAGTCAAGCACATTATACGGCGGTTTAAAATATTGCCCTGCTCTCAAGAATTGGCCACTCTTTTATGAACATATCGGATTGACTTTCTTTAGCGTAGTAGGTGGTGTATCTGAGTTACTTACTGCTAAAGTTTTGGTAGAAGTAGGCCTTGCTGAGAAGCCATTGTTCTGTGAAGCTAATAACGGTGGGGCCTGCATCAGATGTATAAAATGTATGCGTAAACTCTTAGAATACGAGTATTGGGGCGGACCACAAGTATCAACAGAGGTCTGGCATCTGCTCGATAGACCTGAAATTTATAAGTCCCTGAGCTCTCGGAAAGCCCCTCATTTAAATATACTTTTTGAGTTATTCAAACATTGTAAGTCTATTCCCCCATTATTCAAGTCAACTTTGGAGAACCTTACAGAGAGTGATACGTCAATATTCAGAAAGGTCTACCCACTGAGTTTTACCGCTTTCCCAAAGGAGATACGCGATATGCTTGTTTCACGCATTACTACACATTTTGAAGTAATGAATGACGAGGAGATTGCTGCTTTGGAGAGATGGGAGTTGAATTCTGCCGTTTAACGCCTGTTTTTTCGTGTTCGTTTCATGCCACGGCGATTCCGACGGGTGCGCCCGCCGAACCCGCGAAAGCCCGTTGCCAATCCTACTAAGCCACCTCTGTTCAGAGCATACGCATAGAAGTCTGGATGACCGACTATTACAGAGAAGGTGTTTCCACCGGAGGGGTTCATGATAGATCTGTTGTCCGTCCAACACGCAGGGCTGCTGCTTCCAAATACCAATGCTCCCATGGGGTTAGTGATCCGTCGACCCTGTGGATCTCGCATATAGGAACGGATTTCTGAACAGGCACAGAGAATAGGCACGCCGTCCACCATCTCTGGTGGCGTAAAGAGGTTCTGGCCGAACATGGATCGTGTGTAGAGCTTGTTATACGGGCCCCATTTCGTTCCTCCAAGGGGGAATGGCTCTTTCACTACATCTGGACCCGATACGATCGCGGGTGTGACCCATCGATAGCCTGTCTTCGGATCAGCTTTCCAATAGCCTGGAACCACCAATGATTGTGCATTTGCTGCTACCGGTTTTGGTTGATTTACCATAAGAGGCCGTGGTCCTGTAGTAATCGGAATCTGGGTTTGGCTCGCACCGTTTGTGCCAAAACCGAGTGGCTGGTGTCCTTGTGACATCCCTATAATAGGCTTTACTAAATTCTATTATACGATATAGCCCTGGTGGGGGTCGAACCCACGGTCTTCCGCTTAGAAGGCGGACGCGTTATCCACTGCGCTACAGGGCTATTCGACTCTTTTGTCGTGGAGTTTAAGTGAGTTTTAGTGCTAAATACTTAAATCCACAATGCGGGTTACTAGCTAATGAGCTGTTCTCTCTGTAACGTAGAGTTTACCGAAACCGATCGTAGATCCAACGCACCTTGCTGTGAGCGGGTCTTTCATTCGCAGTGTATGATTGACGCCGTCTGCCGATACTTTGAAATGCAATGGCACTACGATGGAGACGGGGCCCTACATTGCCAGTGCGGTCATATCCACTACCAGCGAGCACCCGATCACGATAACGCTGACGAGACCTTTACAGAGCTCTATATTCGCGTACAGGAGAACGTCCAGATGAAAGAGGCCATTAAGAATATGAAGCGGCGATTTGCCGAGTGTAACAAGAGCTATCGAGTGCTTGCTGGAGTGATTAAGACCGAATCCGAACACTTCAAGGACGGGGCACAACTCCATATCAACGCACTGAAGAATATGAAAGCGGCCTCGATCAGAAAGATCAAGGAGAGCAACGAGTATAAGGCGACGCAACGCCAACAGGCCGCCACAAATATGATGCTCACACTATTCAAGCGACGATACAATATTGGTTGGAGGGAGACACAGTTTCTCTTTCCCAATGCCTCTCGGTATGGTCGTAGAAGACGCTATCGTTGGTTGACCCCAAGCTGGACGGTCGCACGGAAATTCAGAGTGCGTTTGTGATTAAACTTGAAGCCGCTTAAATAGATTTAATACGAGTATTAATCAGATGCGGTTCTGCCCAGTTTGTAGTTACTACCTCTATCACTCCAACAAGGACGATTCACTGGTCTTACAGTGCCGGCAATGTGGCTACAACGAGGCCCTGAAGCCACAGTCCGCTGCGGAGGCCCTTGTGCTCGAGACCACCTTTCAGGCCACAGGGACCTCGTCCGGCCTAGGGGCCAGCGGTGTCTCCATCAACGCCTATACACTGGCGGATCCCACCCTTCCGCACACTAAGAGCTTGAAGTGCCCGCAGGCCACCTGCCCGTCTGCCAACGACGTGGAGAAGCGCGATGTCATCTACATCAAGACCGATGCTGCTGCCCTGAAGTTCCAGTATATCTGCACAGTCTGCCAGACGCAGTGGCGTAGCTAAACACACGTGTTCTATTTTTCAGTCAGTGATCCTTGATGCCTGACTTAAAAAAGAGACCCGACGATAAGACAGTGAGAATGCCGGCTCCAGTGGGTGAGATGAAACGGCTCGTCACCCTGGTGGACAGGGGGGACGCTGACCAATACTTCTTTCCGATAGATGCCGATACCACCACATTTCTCCCCAATTTCAAGCCCTATCACAATTTTGCTCATGAGATTCTTGAGCTCCCCTATACTGGTGCTGCCGCATGGGGACAGCGAATCACATTCACTCTCCCCTTTCCATGGCAGGGTGACTGTCTTAACTGGGTGGCGTTCCGTTTTACACCACAACATTGGCTTCCCGGTGATATGATAACAGGCCTACTACAGAGTGAACCCCGCAGATGGAAGTATGGTTCGGAAAAAGACAGATGGATGTGGGCCTCCACGCTTGGCTCTTCGGCAATAGCCCTTGTTGAGATGGAGGTGAATGGAATTGTTGTAGAGCAATGGCCAGGTGACTGGATCGATGTCTGGTCTCGAGTGTTTATGGACTCGTCACGCAGGAGCGGTTGGACCGATTCTGTCACTGGAGCGGTGTCACGGGCACCGGTTGTTGGACTGGAGACTGCATCTAACGGAGAGTCACTATTTTTTGATAACAGCTCAGGGGAGGCCGCACCCCTGGAACAGGGAGCATCGAACGAACAGACGGTATTACCAACAGAGGACGGGAACCTCTATGCGTTTATGCCATTCTGGTTCGGTCGTCGTAAAAATGCCGCATTTCCAATTGCCTCTATTCAAGGAGAGGGTGGTGTACGATTTCATATTACGCTCCGTAAGTTTGACGAGGTTGTGCGACGGGCTGCTGCTCCTCGTGCGTGCGGGGAGTCACCTCTAGGCCAGCGTATAGGGGTCGTCAATCGCGATACATACATCGATCTTCCTGAGACCGTTCATATTCCTGGTAACATCCCTCTATTGAAGGATGCGATCATGCTCTGTAGTTTCACTCATCTGGAGGGAGAGATGCGTGACGCCTATATCCAGAAGATCCACCAGACACTGATCGAACCCGTGATCAATATCAGTTTTACGGAACCTCTCAAATACGCTATAAATACTGGGAGCAGCGATACAATTACGGTGTCTTTGCCACTGGAGGCTGCCAACGGACCGGTGCGTGAAGTGATCTGGTTTCTTCGTCGCAAGGCCGTCAGCAAATTCAACTCGTGGACGAATTACGGAGCCTACTTGGAAGACGAGGTCGATCCGATCTACCGGCCGCAGCGATCGCTCTTAACCAAGGCTGTGCTACGGGTGGGATCGGTTGTCTGGGCTGATCAGAATGAACGCTGGTGGCGGGCACGCGGTGCTCTTGCACATAGCGGTGGAAGCGTCCTCTTTGGGTCCTATATCTACGCATACAGCTTTGCCCAGCATCCAGAGCATTTTGGACCAACGGGTTCGATCAATGCCAGTCGTGCGGAATTGCGATTGGATCTCACTATTCAGCCGCCCGATGGGGTGGAGGACAAAGAGTGGGAGGTCCAGGTCTTTATCATCTCGCATAACTGGATCCGGTTCCAGAACGGGATGGCTGAGCGACTTTTTGCTGATTAATTACTGGATAACTGTAGAATGCCGCCACGTGTTAAAAAGGGGAAGAAGGGGGTGGCAGCAGCAGCAGCAGCAGCAGCAGCAGCAGCGGCGCATCCAGAGAATCTCCTGATAGTTGTGCAGTACACGGGCCAGAATGGGGCTCTGACCGAGACGGAGAAGAAGAGATTTATCCAAAATCTCAAGAAGCAGCACTACTATTACGACTATCTGTCCCGAAAATTCAAATTCACCTTTGAGGATCGAGAGGAGGGATCTACAGAGGGGCGGTTTATCTGGAAGGAGGGGTCCCTTGATAATGAGGCAGGTGAACGGGTAGTTGCCATGCTTCTTGGGGATTTCAACATTCTTCCTGAGGGGGCAGCGGCAGAATTAGTCGAGACCACGATGGTGTGATACACGGAAAAATCTGTGGCTTTTTTGGTTAAATTTGAGAGGTCTTATATTTGTCAAGCATACTTCATAATATGGAGCACGCTTGTTCTTGTAGTATCTGTGGCGAACGGTCGCATCTTACCCGTAAATGCCCTGAGCTGGTCTATGCCACGCCTAGTGGCGGTGGTGGGGGTGGACATGACCACGACGACGATGAGGGATTGGCTCCAGTGCCGTCAGAGGACTTAGACGCGCTGCCAGATGATGGGTCTAGCCGAGTCGCCCTTCATCCGCCCACCGTTGGCGGGGTCCACGTGGTATGTGGCATCAACGCTGTAATCCAGCGGAGCCCGTAGTGAATGGTAGAGCTGATGCCTGAGGACAATGTTGTCGATATGTGGTGGAACGTCCTGCCAGCGGGGGTCTAGCGGCGTAATCACTCGCGGATCCTCCATAGGGACGTCCATCCCCCACGCTTGGCCGCGGGCTGCATAAGCCTCCCACCGTGCGTCCTTGAGGCCGTCTGGCTCAGAGTTGTCGCGGGCAGGAAGATCGATGGAGAAGAGCTCCGCCGCACGCCACATAGGCGTATCACGGCGTTTTACGCGGCAGTTGCAGTTCGCCACAGGAGTAGCCTGTCGTGCCAGCTTATCTGCCAATGTGTAGCCCTCGTAGTAGTCGACGATCTCATCGGGATCGCCGCGGAGGTAGGGGTTCCACGTCTGGAGCTCAGGGGGAGCGATCCAGCGAGTCCCTGGGTTAGGGTCAATCCAACCGACCACGGGCTTCTGACCGGCGGGCAGAGGAGTAGGGGTGGGCCAGATCCGTGCGTTGTAATACTCATCGCGAAGGACCAGGTGCGGGGCATCTGGAAGGGGCGAGGGGCTGACGTTCAGGCGGCCAGTGCGGCTGGGGAAAGGCGACGGGTTCATCCAGTCAGGAACAGGGACCTCGCAGGCCAGCGCAATAGAGGCGAGGGTCATGAGTGCATCGAACATCTTTGACATCTTGAACTTCTTGGTTCTTCGGTAAGTGAAAAATAGTATTTTATGGTTTCAATTTTTTCTGTTTTGTATTTGGTTTGGTCTTTTTGTCTTCTGTTCTTTTTGTCTTTGGTTCTGTCTTTGGTCTTTCTACTTGGGGTCCCAGTCGTCCAGCTGGAGCACCACATAGCCCTGATCCCAGCCACGGTGCGTGCTCAGCTGCTTCAGGATCGCATCCGTGCCGTAGAACTCGTGCTCGATCACGGGGCCCTTGAAGTCGTGGGCCAGGCCGCAGACCTCGTAGCCGCCGATTGTGAACACGTGGCCCGTCTCCATCACCAGCGTGTAGTAGGAGGGGATGCTGACCTCTGCGGCAGTGGCCTTGCCCTGCTCCACCAGCTCGGCGGGGAAGACCCAGTTGCCGTTAGGAAGGCGGACAGGGTGCCACGGCGTGATCACCAGATCCGGCGAGAGGTAGACCATCTTCACCAGCTCATTCAGGTTCGTGCGGACCACACAGTGGATCCGATCGCCCTGTGCCGTGATGTCACCCGCCTTCACCTGGTCCACACGAGTGAGACCGTTGACCATCGCGATCAGGCTGCTGCCAGTGAAGCAGCCGCCACGGTCCGTGTTCAGTGATGCCATCGTGGTCAGAGCCGCAGGGGCAACATACGCCGGCTGCCCGCCGCCACCAGCAGCACGCATCATCTGTGCGGCGGGGGCGGCACGACTGGGCTTGGGGGCAGGCATGTTGTCGAACACGTCGTTGCCCGCGTCCTGGACGGCGCGGAACTGCGGTGAGGCATAGAACTGAAGAGCGGCCTCCTTGAAGTTGATGCACTGCTCGCACGCCAGGCCACGGCTGTAGCTGATCAGGTGGTTGAGACCCCACGCCGTGAACCAGGCAGGGCTGGCGATCGCCCGCGTCAGCTGACCCTTGTTCTGGTCCGTGTGCTGAAGGTCGGCCATGACAGCCGTGCGGAACCCATCGTCAGGGTCGCCGATCCACGCCTTCAGGGCGCGGAGACCCGTGAAGTCGTTCTCCGCATACTCCTTGCTGCGGCTGGCCGACGCAAGATCCGTCAGAAGGCGGCGGACCACCTTGGCATTGTCGCCCGCGTCAGCCGATGCGGCAGTGACCGTGGCGGAGGCCTCCCCAGCACCGTAGTGAATCGGAACCTTCGTGCCTACAGGGATGGCCTGGTAGAGAGTCCGCGTGCCGCCCGCCAGGATGTTCCCCACGTAGTAGTCGCCGACGTTGACGTTCGTGGCGACTGTGGTGAAGGCCGCGGCACAGTAGTTGATGAACACCGTGCCCGCCATCGAGCAGTCAGGGATGTAGCCGTAGATGCCGTTGCCCTTGACCGAGATCTCCTCCAGGAGCTTGCTGTCGAGGTTGAACCCGAAGCCGAAGCTGCTGACAGTCGGCTTGAGGCGAAACCCTGCCATCTTGTCGGCCAGTGCTGCGGCAATACCGCGAGCAGGGGTGTAGTCCGGCGTCGGCTCACCATCCGTGAGGAGAATCACGTGGATGTTTGCGTTAGGGTGGGTCTTGGCGAAGTTAAATGCCATATCCAGTGCCGTCTTGAGGCCCGCCCAGATGTTCGTGCATCCCTCCTGCTGGATGTAATCGATCGCGACGTGAGCACTGGCCACACCGGTCGCATCCATTGCCGTAAGGGGGAATGCGGTGGTCGCCGTATCCGAGAATCGCACGATGCCCAGATGGGCACCCCGTTGCGAGGCGGCGATTGAGGCCACGGACTTGGCCGCGTGCTTCACGATGTCCAGGCGGCTGAAGAGCTGTGCCTCAGCGACCGCGCCACCGCCAGGGCGGGCACTGGGCTCGGCCATCGACCCGCTTGCGTCCAGGACGGCGATCACGGCAGTCTCGATAGGCTCCGTGCTGTCGCAGGCTACGAACGTCGCGTCGCCGACCGTCGAGACAGTGAAATTGAGAGGCTTATTTGCGTTGCTTGCCATTCTTGCTTTGTTGCTTCTCGTGCTTGCTGACTGAAAGGGGGCTTTGACGGTCATCAATTTTTTCGCATTCCCCCTCAAGACGGTATAAAGGCGGTTAGGGTTAGGAGTTTAATATGTCTACTGTAGAGGAATTTGCCGAATCGCTCTTCAGTGAAGGACCAAAGCCACGTGGTTCGGTCAATCTTGATATTGATGTTGAGGAGCCCTCTGAGTTCTTCGAGGTCCTTCTGCTGATCATGACATGTGGTATGAAAAAGTGGTATGGGCAGCGTATCAATATCTCAGAGATCAGCATGAGCGATATGGAGAAGCTACAGGAGTATTTTCTCTCATTTGGCATCCAGATCCACCTTGACCGCAAAGAGGAGCCTGGTGTCTATATGATTGACAACAAGGCCTATCTTGAAAAACGGGTGCTAGACGACATGACATTCACGGTGGCGGCCAACAAATCCCTCTTCGTTGTCCATTTCTCGTTTGCACCTGGCGTTGAGCCGCGGTGGTACAGTTAGAGGACGATGTCATCCTCCTCATCGTGGAGACTCATGTTCTGTATAAGGAAGTTGGTCATCGTATGGAAGAGATTTGGGATCTCGCGTTCGAAGACAAGGCAGAAACGGGCCCAGAATTCCGGTCTGAATAGAGTATTGGCTTCGGTGTAATCTATGAATGTGCCACTTGGGGAGTAGAGGAGCTGGAGTTGAGCGGTTCCAGGGTGTCCCTCTTTAGTGATAGTTATCTTGTTGTCTACGATAGTTCGTATGTAATGGGTCTCTTCCTCGCCCATCGCAACAAACGCGTCGGTTAACAGATTATGGAGGTTCTTCATCTTATCCCTTGTTGGGGTTGATCGGTTGTTTCAATTTTGCTTCAATCCTGTAGTTCAGGGACCCAATAGATGAAGCGTTTCTGTGAACCTTCGTATAATTCCTCCTTCTTCACCTTACGACCATGTGGATCTTCCTTCTGGTCATAGACATAGAACTCACGCTTATAGTCCTCTGGTAGCTTCGGATGATCTGCCTCTATATACTGCTCCTTGCGTCCCTTTTTGTAGTCGTATTTCGCCCAGATCAGGAAACGGGTGGCCTCCCAGATCCGCTTCATGTCGGCAGGGGTCAGATCTTTCATGTGGCGAAACGGGCTGATCTTACAGAGCCAGAGGACGTCGGCTCTGAGATAGTTCCCTATGCCTGAGATCCTGCGTTGATCCATCAGGACGGTGCCGACGGGCTTGCTTGGTGTGGCTTTTGCTAACTGCTCCTTGAACTCCGCTAGGGTGATGGTGCTCATGTCTGGCCCGATTGTCTTCAGCTTCTTCTCCAGGGTGGCTGCATCGGCGACTTTCAGCGTGCCGAATGAGAGCATGTCGTAGAAGAAGAGTGAGCCGGCAGCTGTCTTAAACTCTACATTCAGATGCTTGATAACCTTCTCATGGTAGGCCGTGGCGTCCAGATACTTGACTATTACAGGAAAATCGTATTTCTCGGTCTTTGCTGACTGCCAGGCCCAGCCGCCTGAGAGACCCAGCGTTGAGAGGAGCCAGCGGTCACCTTCGAGCTCGATGTAGAGAAACTTCCCCTTCGTCTGCACGTCTTTGACTTTTAGAGGTAGGGCTTTGTGCAATGGGCCAAATCCCTCGAAGGCCCCATGACGGTGATATCGGCCATTCAAAATCTTGATCTCCGTGAGCTCTTTGCCCTTTATCTTAGTCCGGATGAAGTCGGCGTATTTAAGCACCTCTATCACTTCGGGCATTGCTCTTATCTTCTATGAGATAAAAATCAATAACGTATTGAGTTTTATTACATATGTGGTGGCCTTTAGGTGACAGTGCGTGATGCTGTAGCCGACTTGGTTGGTGTGGCTGACGGTGTTCCTGACTTGGAGGGAGTGCCTGAAGTTGATGGCGTTCCTGACTTGGAAGGTGTGCCTGAGACCGATGGTGTCCCTGATTTGGTGGGGCTGCCAGAGGGAGAGTTGCTTGGTGTCACACTCGGTGTTACCGATGGTGTTCCTGATCTAGACGGGGTCGCTGTGACCGATGGGGTCACTGATGGCGTTACCGAAGGTGTTCCTGACTTCGAAGGTGTGCCTGAGACCGATGGTGTCCCTGACTTGGAGGCCGTGCCTGAGGGTGAATTGCTTGGTGTCACACTCGGTGTTACCGATGGTGTTCCTGATTTAGACGGGGTCGCTGTGACCGATGGGGTCACTGATGGCGTTACCGATGGTGTTCCTGACTTGGAAGGTGTGCCTGAGACCGATGGCGTCCCTGACTTGGAAGGGGTGCCTGAGGGAGAGTTGCTTGGTGTCACACTCGGCGTGCCCGACTTCGAGGCCGTGCCAGAGGTTGACGGTGTTACCGATGGCGTGCCCGACTTGGAAGGCGTTGGGGTCATTGTGGATGTTCCAGTGGGACTATTTGTTCGCGACGATGACGGCGTTACTGATTTAGACGCTGTATTACTTGATGTTGCGGACGGTGTTGCCGAATTTGAGGGAGTCGGTGTCATCGTTGATGATGATGATTTAGAGGATGTGCCCGACTGTGATGGGGTGTTTGTGGGAGAGTTCGACGCGGTTGTGCTAGGGGTTCGCGAAGGAGTAGTGCCAAACGTAGCGGTCGTAGTAGGTGTCATTGTATTACTGGCTGTATTTGTTGGAGATACGCTCGGTGTCTGTGACGCGGTAGCCGTCTTGGATGGACTGTTGCTAGGTGTTACCGACGCTGTGCCCGAAGTCGATGGTGTTACCGATGGTGTTCCTGACTTGGAGGGGGTGCCAGAGGTCGTTGGTGTTCCTGACTTGGAAGGGGTGCCAGAGGTCGATGGTGTTACCGAAGGCGTTCCTGATCTGGAAGGCGTCATTGTCACCGATGGTGTTACCGAAGGGGTCCCTGACTTGGAGGGTGTGCCAGAGGTCGATGGAGTTACCGATGGCGTGCCTGACTTGGAGGGTGTGCCAGAGGTCGATGGGGTTACCGATGGTGTGCCTGACTTGGAGGGGGTACCAGAGGTCGAAGGAGTTACCGAAGGGGTCCCTGACTTGGAGGGGGTTCCAGAGGTCGATGGGGTTACCGATGGTGTGCCTGATCTGGAAGGCGTCATTGTGACCGATGCTGTCTGTGAAGGGGTCGCTGTCTGTGAAGGGGTCGCTGTCTGTGAAGGGGTCGCTGTCTGTGAAGGGGTCGCTGTCTGTGAAGGGGTCGCTGTCTGTGAAGGGGTCGCTGTCTGTGAAGGG